AAAATTATGAATGTGTGATCCTCCTTAGTTCAAAACCCCCACTAAGTTATAGGATTACAATACCCCTCCAGCATCAAAAGCTAAAGGGAAAATCCTGGCGGGTAAAAAAATATCTCAACACCCACACTAATCTAGAGTATAAACTTTAATAAATAAATCTTATGAACACTATCAATTCTATCAAACAACAACTTGGTTATGAAACTCTATCTTTGAACACTGTTACAACTGAAGCAGGTGAACAAACATCATGGATGAAACATTGGGATAACAATAGCCGAATTGCTGTACTAATACACAAAGATACATTAGCTAAGATTAAAGCTAATCCTACTATTAGTACATTAGGAATCAAAACAGCTCTTAAACAGGGAGCACAAGGAGAGTATACAGCCCATACAATTGTAGCTTATACACCAGCAGAGGAGACACTATAGTCTCCTTTGTTTTTATCCATAAGCCTTAATCAACACTACTAACTTTAACCAACTCTATAACCTTGTGGCAACACATAGTTATAGAGTTATCTTTTTTATTTTATCTCTTTATCTTTTCTCTTTATCTTAAAATTGCCTCCTCTCAACACCCTCACTAATTTATAGTATTAATTTTAAATATTTAAAGATGGCAAATTTAGCTGAGATTAAAAGAGAGTTAGGTTATGATGTATTAAACCTAAATACAGTGACCACAGAGAGTGGAGAAAACACTGAATGGATGAAGCAATGGGATAATGAGAATAGAATAGCTGTTCTTATCCATAAGGACACATTAGCTAAAGTAAAAGCTAAGCCTGGAATAGCTTCATTGGGAATAAATACCCAAGTAAAACAAGGGGCTAAAGGAGAATACATAGCTAAAACTATTGTTGCTTACACAGAAGCAGAAGAGACTTTATAGTCTCTTTTGTTTTTCCTTTATTTTCCTTTATTTTTCTCTGTTTTTAGGGGATAAAAGTATGGGTTAGACCTCTCCTACCCTTTTCAATACATTTTCAAATTACCTCAATTACATAACATATATTTTAATAGCTTTTATTATTTAATCCTTAATCCAACTCACAATGAAAAAACTAACCTTTCTCCTATTAGTAGGAGTTACTTGTTACTTAGGTGGCATTTTTTTAGGTCAATTAATTAGACCTTCATTAAATTCAAATCAACCTGTATTTATATGGAATGATGACCTTGAAGGAATTCCTGTAGATAGTACACCTATTCTTTTAGAATTTAGTTCTAAGAACCAAGATACTATTTACATAGGCTCTTTAGATGGCTATGATAAATCAGAATACCAATTCACAATTACTGATGATTCAATTACAGTAACAGACTTTGGTAGAATAGTAGGCACAGTTAAAGTAGAAGGTCAATTAGAACAACTACTTATCAAAGACAATGAATAAGCTATTTTAATAGCTTTTATTAAACTAATGGAGATGAAGAATGCACCTAGTTAACAAGGTCCATAAAAGCAAGCTGACATTATCAGGGAGCCATTAGTTTATTTATTACACCTCTAATAATTGAGGTCAGTTAGCATAAGACGGAACAACAATGCACCTTAGTCCAGGTTTTTTGGCTCAATCATCTAATTAGGGAATTAAAGTAGGAACTAGCAACCTACCATAATTGAGCTGTTATTGTTATTTATTAAGTAAACGGAGTGCTAGGGTGGGAAGCCTTTAATAAATAACTATTTAAACCAATTATTAAATTTAATCATTTAATCCAACACAATGAAAAAATCAGAAGAAACTAAACAAACTATGTGGGAAACATGGTTTGTTGCATCAGTTATCATTTTATTTGCCTTCTTCTTTGTAGGCACATTAGATAATAGTAAAACAGAATTTCCTAATTGGCTACCATTTATGTTAGCTTCTTGTATTAACCTTATAATCTGTATTTATTATGGATTTAAAACATCTAAATAATTATGATTGTAGAATTCACAAATTATGATAGTGATTACAGTTATGTAAGAAGTTATTACAGTGTAAACTTCCCAGATATAAACTTAAAAGCAAAAGAAGATATTTTTTTAATAGACTTTGAAAGTTTTTTAAAAGTAGGCTCTCTATTGTATTCAGAAAATAAAGAAAATTATGCAGGCCTTAAAGAAATTTATGGTATTACTTTTACAATAGTAAGTATTACTCATAAATACAATAAAGATAAAGGAGGCCACATATTATTAGTAGTAATAAAAGAATCATGAGCTGGTCTAATTTTCCTGAGAACTGGGAAACAGATGCACCACACATTGAAGTACTTGATATTGATAAAGTGCCTACAGAATTAACTGTGGGCACTAAATATCATGTAACTTGGGCATCTAAACCAGGTATGGTATGGGTTCTCAAAGGTATAAGCCAAAATAATCAGGCTATTCTTGAAACCCCAAGATCCAAAAAGATTATACATACTCATGTACATAATCTTAGACACATTAACAAAAATGCCCTTCAACAGGCTAAGTTAAGAATTAAAAAAGAGAAGAGAAAAATAACAATTATTAGTGGTACTCAAGAGATAATATCTAGTAATGCTAATACTTGGGGAGAACTTAAAAAAGAGATAAAGATTTAACTATCAATTAGTTAACCTACTTTACTTAAAGCTCTTATACCTTAAAGAAAGAAAGTACCAAAGAAAGAAAACTATACAGTTAGTCTAGTGGGACAAGAAGTTTGTCTCATAGTCTTACTCTGTTGCACTGTAGTGCACATAGAAAACTATGTTAAGGCAAAGTTATAAAAAATAAATTTAATAATCAAGTGTTTTATATAATTTAAAACCAATCTAAATCCAATCAAAATGGCACAAAAAAGAACACACTTTAAAACAGGTGCATTAGTAGCTTCTACTAATAACCTTAGACGTATCCAAGCTAAAAGATTTGATACTTTAGTAAGATATGTAGATGGGATATCTCCATCAATAATCAGTACAAGAATCATAGGTTTTAAATCATAACAATTATGAAACTGAAAGAATTAAAAGCTAAAATAAAACATTTTACAAATGTTTTAAAAAGTAGATTATCTCAAATACTTGAACCACAACCTGAGATTCAAGTAGACTATGTAGATAAAGTAGTACATCTTTTAAGAAGAGATTTTAGTACTGCAAAACAGAATGAAATACTATTATCCATAGGTCAAAAACTTTCTAATTTAAGAGAAGAAGACATGAGGAGAATAGAGAAGGAATATGCCACTTTACAAGAGAACACAAATACTCTTAAAGATAAAATGGCTTTAGTTTAAATTTAGGTTGGATTAGATTTAACGGTAAGATTAAAGAGGAGTCAGACTTCTTTGAAGCATCCTCTTCTTTTCTTATTAATCCACTTATAATTAATAATATAAACAGTTTGTTGAAGCCAATAGTAATAAAACCGACTATGTGATGCAATCCCTATAAAGCCGGATACAAACTGTTTTTAAAATAATATTAACATGAGTAAATATAGATTTAAAACTGAAGAAGAGTTTAAAAAAGAAGGACTTTGGGATAAAAATTGCCCTCAAAGATGGACTATCTCAGGAAACATGAACAAATATCTTGGTCAAGATATACCTAAAGAATATAATAGGTATTGTGATGAAGGAAAATCATTTAGCTATAATGGCTGGTCTTTTAGTAGTCAAGATTATATATTAAAAGAATCTGTCTCTCAATACACCAAAGGTAAATGGTATAATTGTAAAAGATGGAATTCTAAAAATGATTTTGTTAGACTAACAAAAGTTGTTGATGGCCAAGCTTATTTTACAGAATGTCTTGATAAAGGAAAGTATAGCAGTGGAAAAGAAAACTGGTGGATATTTGATAATACTGAATACCCATTATTTGAAGCTGATATGTCTATTGTTAGTCCTCTTCTTCCTGATGGACATCCTGATAAAATATTTACTAAAGAGTTTTCTTTTATTCTTCCTGAAAAATGGTGTATTAAACTTACTGGAGAGAATATTGAAACATTAGGTAAATGGAGAACTTCAGGTCCTATAACAGCTGAAAGATATATAACAGAAAGTTGGTATCTACATACACCTAAACATGGAGCTAGAGGTTATAATGAACCTAAAAAAGATCCTGATTACACAGAGATTACATTTGAACAGTTTAAACAGTATGTATTAACACCTTCTAATGATGCAAAGATTGTTCCTGAAAAAGAAAATTATGAAGGTAGAACTATTAGAGCTTTAGTAAAAAGTCCTCAAGGTACACAGGTACAAATAGGAGAAACAATTTGTATTATTCAACTTCTTCATAGTAGCTATAAATTAGGTATGAATTCTTCAGGTACATCAGGTCTGTATATTGATTATCCTCTTAATCTTAATCAATGGGAATTAGTTTCTGAAGATGCATATCCAAGTATTAAAAAAGAAACATTTATAGATAATGTGCAGTCTGTAGATGTAATATTACGCACAAAAAAGAAAACAATTAAATTTTAATCCTTAAAAACATGAACAAAATGAAAAGTTTCGTAAAAGAAGTAGTAGCTATTATTAGTGGTGACAATGCTGAAGCAACAGGTCAAAAAATCTTAAGACAAGCAGATAGTGCTTTTAAAACACAAATTGCTTCTCTTTCAGGTAGAACAATATCTTTAGAAGATAATGTTGAAGATGCAAAAGAAAGTTTAAGATTGGCAAAACTTAACAATGGTAAAGTTATGCCTACAGAGTTAGACAGAAACTGTTTTATAGAAGAGTTGTTAAATGCTAAAAACAAAGTTACTGATTGTGAAGAAGCTCTTGAAGTACATTTAGCAAAAATTGCTTTCTTACAAGAAATGCATGATTCTTTAGACAAGTAATAGAATTAAGGCATGTGATAAAATAGTTATATAACAAGGTTAATTAACTTATTTGGGAAAATTTCACATGCCTTTTTAAAACAAGGCTAAACATTGAACCTTTGTAAATAAAAGACAATATACTAGTGTAAGTACAATAGTGTGCACATTATTTACATAAAGATACTAATCCTAAATTGACAAGATATTAATGAGTACATATTTAATAATCAAAATCCTATTTCAATAGGTTAGTTATTAAATACCCCTTACTGAGGTGGTCTACTGCTTTTAAGGCATAGATATTAATGGAGTAATCCTAGAACGTGAGTTGCCTTGAGAAAGCAATGTCCTATAAAAAGAGAGTCATCAGGATCTCTACTCACGTAATGAATTCTCAGCAAGTAGTGATGGTCAGAAAGTAACATCTAAAATATTAAAGACCTAATCCTACGTGACCCTACTCTTATTGCTGCTCTATTGAAACAGAATAAGAAAGAGGGTGCTAAATTATATATTATGGGGTAGCCGGGTATTGACCTGCCATAGTAGATTTAAAGATTCAGCCAGAGAGATAACTGTAAACTAAGATGAACATAATAAATGACAATCATTTAGAAAATGCTCAAGTACAAGCTAATATGACAGTTGTACACAATATCTTAAATGGTATTGAAGAATTGTCTTCTGCTTCAAAAGAAGTGGAGTTGGCTGTGGCTGCCTAAGCCAAAGATTAGGACCATAACTTAGGTTAAAGTTAATACTCCCTTTTGCTAGTTTGGGATAAAACTAGATGGTGGAGGCTTGCTGTTTACAGTTGGCCCTTTTCTTGCATTGCCAAAGCAGAAGTAAAAGATACATTGGCAAAACTTGAATGATACTTCAAGTATAAAACTGTATCAAAAGCTGTAATAAATCTTTATTTTGAGATGACCAGGTAACGTGGGTTCAACTCCCACCTACTCCACTTAGGGAAATTCATTTTGGAATTATGAGGGAAGTTCTCATAATCATAGGTCAAGATCCTTGAAAAATAGGTACAAGGGTTCAAACCCCTTATTTCCCTCTACAAACATTGTCAACACGAGGTCCTTCATTCCATTGTATCCTAAAACAATAAAACTCTTGAGTTTAAATATTGTAAGTGAGCTGGTCACAGACAAGCTGTAGTACAGAGGTTTGGGTCAGAGTAACTAACAAGTGTTTGGCTTTGCCATGATCTTAAGAATATCTCTCTGACTTTTAAACTAAAAAGGCAAAACTTAATTTAAAACAAATCTCTATATATGGAATAGGTTATTGCCTTCCTATAAAGTATGTAGAACAACAAAACACATTATGAATACACAAATTTCAAACACAGAAAATCAAGGAGTAAGAAAATCAGTTACTAAATCTCCTTTAGAAGTAACAAGAGTGCATGCAACTGCTTATCAAAAAGAGGGAACTCTTACAGCAGAAATTAAACAGACTGTGACTACAAAGTCATTTTACCCATCAAAGTCTGTAAGCAACAATATGCAAGATAATCCTTTTGCAAATTCAGATTTTGGATTTGAAGAAAAAGAATATAGTGCAGATGAAAAAAGAGTTGCATGGGTTGATGTTCCTGCAGGTTCTACTGTAGAATCTGTAGTAGCTAAATTAGCTGCTTTACCTACAGCTACAATCCGTAAAGTATTGGCTAATAGACCAATCATTACTGATAGCCAACAATATGCTATTAGTGCAGGATTAACTTCAATGGATGCTATTGCTGATAAGCAAGTAGTTAGATATCCAGAAGGAAATCCACAAGCAGGACAACTAATCTTAAAAGATGGTAAACCTCAATATAAAGCTACATACTTTAAGAATGCAGCTATTGAAGACCAAGATTTAAGAACTGCAGATCCTGCTGATTTTTATGCTACTCCTACTATGAAAGTAGAATTAGCTGGTATTACAACTACTATCTCAGCAGAGCAAAGTGTATTGTAATAAATAGACAGTAAAATTAGAGAGTGAGGATATTTCCTTACTCTCTTTTTTATTTCTAAGAGTACTTACCTATTTTTGTAAATTGTTAAATCAACCTAAATTACTTATTATGAGTCAAAAAAAAGAATTAACCTTGCTTAAAGGTTTTTATGTTAATATCTCTGAACCAATTACTTTAGTTTCTAAAGAAGGTCCAGCTAAAAAAAGAGCTGTAGTAACTATTGAAACTGCAGATGGTCAAGTAGGTTTCTTTGAAGTAAGAGATGCTATTATAAACAGAATTAATAAGCTAGGCTTATTACAAGGAGATGAAATCACTATTGGATTTGTATTCATAGGTGTTAAGAAGAATGATAAAATTTATAACAATTTATTTATAAATCAGATAGATTATGTCAACTCAAGAGGATAGAAATAGAAAAATTACAGATGCTAATTTACAATTCTTAGTATTACTAAATTTAGTAATTGAAAAGATAGAATACTTAGAAACTGAAGGGTTTATTTATGGCTCTCTTAAAAACTTTCTTAAGAATGGTAAAAAACAATTTGAATCTTTTATTAGTAAAGTATTTAAAATTCAAGATACTATAGAAGAAGACACTGCTTTAAGTTCAAGTACTAAACTTCTTGTTATGCAAGAAAGAGTAGAAAAAGCTTTAGAAAATGATTACATTATTACTTCTGAAGAAAGAATGTTAAGAGCAAAAGCCATATTAAAAGACTATATTACTCCTGTTTATGAATTAGGAGATAGTCCAGAAAAATTAGAGCTTAAAAAAGAGCTTTTAATAGATGAAGTTTTAGAAAAAATGTATGAAAAAAATCTATTTAATTTTTAGTTATGAAAAACATACACGTATTACCAACAGAGAAACCAAGTAATTTATTATTATGTATAAAAAGTTATACAGAACATAAAGATACACCAGCAGAAAATTCAGATAATAAAGGTAATTTTAGATTAGGTTTTGGTATATACTCTAATACCGAATTTTATCAACATCAAAACATCTACATCACTTCTGATGAAGATATTAAAGTTGATGAATATTATTTAGGTGATGACAATCAAATTTATTGCTTAGTATCTAAAGTTAATTGTAATGGTAAAAAAATCATCCTAACAACAGACCAAGACTTAATCAAAGATGGGATACAAGCTATTGATGATGAGTTTTTAGAATGGTTTGTAAAGAATCCAAGTTGCGAATATGTTGAGATTAAGAAAGGTAGCTATAATCTTAGTCCAATGGAAGAAAGGTTAGAAAAAGAATATGTTCCAAAGGGTACATTTGATACTTATAAAATCATCATTCCACAAGAAGAACCTAAACAAGATAGAACTTGTACAAATAATTGTTCTGTAGTTTGCGGAGAATGTCAAATATTAGAACCTAAACCATTGCTGTCAGTAGAATGGTTATTACGTTATATTGAAGACTTAAATAATAAAGGTTATACTTTCATACCAAGTTCTAATAAAGAAATAGTTGAACATATTAAACAAATGGAAAAAGACAATATGATTGCCTTTTTAAAATTTGTTTTTCAACAAGATGGTTTTGATTATGAACAAGCTTATAATAATTTTTTAAAACAACAAATATTATGAAACTAATAAAAATGACAGATTTTGTTTTAAGTTTTGGAACAGAATCAAATAGATGTAATTATGAACAAGCCTATGATAGAATTTCTTCTTACGCTATATTCTTAAAAACAAACTTAAATTTAGGTATGTTTATCCCTTGTGATGAAAAAATGAACATTTTAAAAAAACCTAAAAATAAAAGTAATTTAGGTAGCGGAAAAACTGATGCTGTTGAATTACTAAAATACGAAAATAAGTTAAGAGATTACAATTATGCATTATCAAAAGTGTTATTCAAAGATTTTCATTTACACATAGATTATGAAGATAACTTTAAAAAATGCGTTGCTGTTCCTGGCTTTGTTTTACCATTTGAAGTATTATACACAATGAAAATTGAGGATATTGTTGATAACGATATTGAACTTACAAGGATTGGTATTAATGCAATAAATTATAAATATTAAAAATACTAAAATACATCAAGGATTAGAAAAATCAGAATTAAGAGATTTTTTTTCAATATCATTACTTAGAAATTTAGAAAAATTAATAAATAATGAAAGAGAACAAGTTTTTAAAGATAATGAATTTATAAAAAATGGTTTGAACAATTTAAAAAGAAATAAGATGACAGCAGTAGAATGGTTGATTAATGAATTGCAAAATAGTCCAGCATTTCATTCACAATTTTTTAAAGACGAATTTCAACAAGCCAAAGAAATGGAAAAGCAACAGATTATTGATGCTTATAAACAAGGATTTTCTGATTGTGATGATATAGGTATTAGTGTATATGATGAATACTACAACAAAACATTTAACAAATAACATTATGAGATACTGCGTATTTGACATTGAAACAGATGGTTTACTTGAACAACTAACTAGACTTCATTGCCTTGTAGCTCATGTTTATGAAGATAATCAATTTCTAAAAGAGTATGTTATTACAAATCCTTGGGAATTGGCTAATTTCTTAAGTACACAAAAGATTCTAGTAGGTCATAATGTCAAAAGATATGATTTTCCTGCTATTAAAAAACTAACTGGATATGAACATAAAGGTAAAGTAATAGATACTTTAGCTTTATCTTGGTATTTATATCCAGAAAGAAAAGAGCATGGATTAGAGTCTTGGGGAGTAGAGATAGGAGTAGCTAAACCTTTTATTTCAGATTGGGAAAACCTTAGTACTGAAGATTATGTTAACAGATGTAAGACAGATGTTATTATTAATACTATTCTCTTTGGAAATTTTATTTCTTATCTTGAAGAACTGTATTCAGAATCTTCTTATGAAGGTATCATAGCATATTTAACTTGGAAGTTAGATTGTGCTGCAGAACAAGAAGCCAATCCTTTAACTATAGACAGAGAACATTGTATAAATACTTTAGGTATTTTGAATACTCTTGTAGAAGAAAGAAAAGCTAATCTTGCCGCAGTTATGCCTAAAATTGAGAAATATGCAGTAAAAAAGAAACCGGCTAAGATGTTTACTGTTAAGGGAGAATTGACTAAAGCAGGAATAGCTTGGTTAGAATTACTTGCAGACAATGATTTAGAAGCAGATTTTGATGGAGAATTAAGCTTACTTAAATCTACAGAAGAACCTAATCCTACCTCAACAGCCCAATTAAAAGCTTGGCTTTTTCAATTAGGTTGGCAACCTACAGTGTTTAATTACACACCTAATAAACAAAGAGAAGTAAGACCTATTCCTCAAATCCAAACTAAAGAACAAAAATTATGTCCCAACATTTTAGTCTTAGCTGAAACTCATCCTGTTCTAAATGAACTTAAAGGATTATTCATGCTTCAACATAGAATTGGAATATTAAAAGGTTTCTTAGAATGTTCTGATGAATCAGGTAAAATGCAAGCTCAAATAGCAGGATTTACAAATACTTTAAGATTTAAACATAAAAAGCCAGTTACTAACTTACCTTCTGTAGAGAAACCTTATGGTAAAGAAATTAGAGGAGCTATTATCTCCCCTAGTGATAACCATTTATTTTGTGGTAGTGATATGAGTTCATTGGAAGACACTACTAAACAACACTACATGTATTTTTATGATCCTGACTATGTAACACAAATGAGAGTGCCAGGGTTTGACCCTCATCTTGATATTGCTGTGTTATCAGGTATGCTTACACCTGAACAGGTTAATGAGCATAAGCTTTATGAAGCCACAAAAGGAGAACAAGGGACATCTTACAAGAAGGTAAGAAGTAAGGCTAAAGTAGTAAACTTTTCAGGTATTTATGGTGCAGGTCCACCTAAGATTGCTTTAACTACAGGTATGTCTTTAGAAGAAGCTACTTTGCTACATAAGATTTATTGGCAAAGAAATAAGTCTGTAAAACAAATAGCTAAAGATTGTTTAGTAAAGACTGTTAGAAAGCAAATGTGGTTGTATAATCCTGTAAGTAGCTTTTGGTATTCTTTGAGGACAGATAAAGATAGATTTAGTACTTTGAATCAAGGTACTGGAGTTTATTGTTTTGATACTCATATTAGAAATGTAAGGAAACAAGGAATTGTTATTAACCTTCAATATCATGATGAGATTGGGTTCTCTTTACTTAAACAAGACAAAGAAGTAACTTCAGCTAAGTTACATAAAGCCATAGAGTTAACTAATCAACAATTATGTTTAAATGTTCCTTTAGGAATAAGTATTGACTATGGAGACAACTATGCAGAGTGCCATTAATTACACAAATTTTTTTCAATTCTTCTTACATATTCCTGTAGCAGTATTTGAAGATATAAGTGATGAAGAAATAATAGGAGATTGCTATGAAATGGCAGCTTATCCTATTGTTATTATAAGAAATCCTAAACATCCTTTATTTATTCAAATAAAAACAGAATTTAAAAAGAAAGGAATAGAACAAGAACTTAAATGTATAGTCTTAGCAATAGGCTATAATAATCCGTATTTATCATGAGAAAGTATTTTAGAGAGTTAGAGGAACTCTTTCAAAACCCAAAGTCAATTTTAACTTATATTGATAAAATAGAAGTTTTAAGAGAGAAAATTACAGAGCCCTTAGCTGTAGTTGAATTTGTAAATAAAGTTAGGGAAAAGGTACAGGTTGAAGCCATACAAGCTGTTGTAGATAATAATGGTGGCATGGTAGCTATGGCTACAGGTTCAGGTAAGTCTAGAGTAGCAGTTGAACTAGCTAAATTTTATTGTAAACCTTCTTCTAAATTTAAAGAAATTGCAGTTGTAGTTCCCACAGAAAAACTTAGAGATGAAAACTGGAAAGAAGAGTTTTATAAATGGGATGCTGCTGTAGAATGGAGTGCTGTAACAGGATTGTGTTATGCTTCTGGCTCTAAGATAGTCAATAAGAATTTTGAATTAGCTATTCTTGATGAAGGACATAATATTACAGAACTTTCTTCAGAGTTTTTCTTAAACAATGAAGTAGAAAGAGCTGTATTACTTACTGCAACTCCTCCTTCAGATCCTATTAAGAAACAAATCTTATCTGATTTAGGTATTGAGCTTGTTTATGAACTTACTTTAGATCAAGCTGTAAGATTAGGTTTTGTAGCACCATATAAGATTACTGTTATTACAGTACCTTTAGATGCTACAACTAAAAATATTCCTGGAGGAAATAAGTTGAGACCTTTTATGACTACTGAAGCAGCATGCTATGCTTATTGGAATAAAAGAGTTCAAGCTTGTTTTGGAGATACTACTGCTCAAGGTAAAGCTAAAATGAAGTTTGCTATTTTAGGTAGAATGCAATTTATTTATAAAATACCTTCTAAAACTCAAGTAATCAAGTATTTACTTGACAAAGTGATTCCTAAAGATGATAGAACCATAGTCTTTTGTGGTAACATAGAACAAGCTGAAGAAGTTTGTCCTACTTATTATCACTCTAAGTCTGGTAATCAGTTCTATGATGCTTTCAAAGCAGAAAAGATTAATAGATTATCTTGTGTAAAAGCTGTGAATTAACCTTAGTTCACATTAAACCTCTTTAATTGCTGGAAACCCCTAAAGCCTTGTAAACTACAAAGTAAGATGAAAATCTAAGCTTGAATGTTTAAAAATTACAAGGATGGCTAATGGGCAATCAGCAGCTAAGCCCCTGTAAAATGGGGAAAGTTCAACGACTATCAAAACCACATGAGCTTTCATGGAAGGGAGTAGAGTACAAATAATATAAATTATTTGGAAAAGGGAGGTATTTTATCTATATTTGTGTCCTAAAGCTAAGGACACAATGGTTAAAATTTATGTATTAAAAGACCCAAGGACTAACATAGTCAGATATGTTGGTGCAACTACTCAAACTCTTAATAGAAGATTAGTAGGGCATGTATGGGATGCTAAAAATCTTTCAGGAACAAGAAAAATAAACTGGATTAAACAATTACTAGAATTAGGATTAAAACCTATTATAGAATTAATTGAAGAAACAGAAGAGTGGATTGAAAGAGAAAAACATTGGTATAATTACTATAAAACAATTACAGAATTAGTAAATACCAATAATGGAGGGCAAGGAGTATTTAAAAAAGATGCAGATTCTATTAAAAGAACTACAGAAGCTAAATACACCCCTATAATCCAATATAGTTTAGCAGGAGAAGTAATACAAGAGTGGCTTTGTATAAAAGATGCTACAATAGCATTAGGATTAGCAAGAAACTCAATAAAAAATAACCTTAGAGGAAGATCTGCAAGTTGTGGAGGTTTTATTTGGAAATATAAAAACAAAGAAACTCCAGAATCAGGTAGAAAACCTTCTTCTAAACATAAAAAATGGATAAAATAATGATATAGTCTAATCTTTATGGAAACATAAAGTTAATAAAAATGGAAGGGCATAACTTCCCTGGAGTTGACTCAGGCATTATAGGTCAATTAAATTCTAAAGAGAAAGACTTGGTTCAAAGAATTGGTAGATTAATTAGGTTTAGACCTGGGCATGAAGCACACCTTTATATAGTAATCTCTGAGTCTACTCAAGATGAAAAATGGTTAGAAAATGCTACTGAAAATCTTAATCAATCTAAGATTGAGTATGTAAGATTTCCTAATTTTAAACAAAGAATAGACACTTTTAAAGACATGCCAAAAGCTGATGAAAACTTAGATATGTTTAAAAAAGCTGGAGTAGAAAGTATTCAAATAGGTAAAACTAATTATAAAATCTGATTTCATGAGTCTAATTGCTTATTACAGACACTTAGGAAAAGGTAAGTTTAAGCAAATTACAGCAGAAGATGTTAAAAAGCTTAAAGAGATAAATTTAACTAGTGCAGTATTAACTATTGATAAGATTATGTTTATCAATAACTTTAATACTGCATTTAGTGTGACAGAATGTAAACAAATATTAGAATTTGTAGAATCCTTAAAACAAAAAGATGACAGTAAATCCACAAATTAAATCAGTTCTACAGCAATTTAATATTCCTGTAGAAGATGGCTTAGCTTATCTTTTGTCTATTTATTTTGATTGTAGACCCTCTTATACACCCACACTCTTAGTACAAAGAATGAATGTAACTAATATTCTTGGCATTGATGCTAATAGGCAAGTTATATGGCATATCCCTTTATTTGAAAAGGGAGATTCTGAAGACAAATGGCAATGGGTATTTGAGTGGAATGCAAATTTCAAAGCAATAAATAAACTAAGAAAAGCTAGTGACAAAGATGTTCTTATTAGAATGAAAGCTTTCTTTGCTGATAACCCTGATGTAAGAAAAGAAGAAGTGATTGGAGCTACTAAGCTCTATTTTAATTCTTTGACTAGTGCTGAGTATCTTATTACTTCTCACTATTTTATATCTAAAGGAGTAGGCAGAGATAGGACTTCTGCTTTATATGAATGGGTTGAAAAGTATAGAGATGCAATGACTGAAACAAAATCAGACAGTGCTTTTCCTACTGATTTAGCCACAACAATGCAATAATGAATTTTAGAGCAGCATTTGAAGCAGGTCAGAAAGGTAGTAATAAAGGTCTTCCTATGGGGGAGGGCCTTAAAACTATATCTCAAGCAGTGAATGATATACAAAGAGGAAGAATCTTTACAATAGCAGCAAGTCCCAAAGGAGGGAAGTCAACCCTAGTGGATGTTGGATTTTGTATAGAGCCTGCAATTTATGTATTGAGTTTTAATGCTAAATTAAAAGCTTCTATGGAAGCTATTGTTTCTAAGTTAGAGACAGAAATTGACTTTACAAAAAGAACAGCTCTTAATGAAGAGTATGAAAAATTGAATGGTCAATTAATAGATTTAGAGTTTATCTACAACTCTTATGAGATTGACAGAGTAAGTAAAGAGTTTGATTTTGTTGCCCATTTCTTACACAGAGATTTTGGCATTTATCAAATATTTTTACCTGCTGGAAAGCTTTACAAAGGGAATAATTTTGTATATTTGTCTTCTGCTTTTCTGAAGGGAGAATTACATTATGATTCTCTAAATCCTAATGATCCAAAAGAAATTATTACAGTCCCTACAGACATTACTGATAAAGTAAAAATTGTCTATAAGACTAGAATAGTGCCTTTATTTGGAGAATTTAATGAGAAAGGAGAGAAGCTTTCTAAGGGTCTTATCAGATTTCTTGATAACAAAGACAATCCTACAGGAGTAAGAAATTATCTTATAGCTTATGCTAAAGAAAATGGAGAGTTTCTTTATAAAGAAACAACTAAAGATGGTCAAACTTTTAAAAGGATGATAGGCTATAGACCTAATAATCCTGCTAAATACACCATAGTTATTACAGACCATTTAAGAAAATTGATTCCTGAAAGAGGTTTTTCAATGAAAGAAACTGTAGATAAGTTTTCAGACTATTGTGTAGAGCTTAGAAACACTTGTCAATTTACTTTTGTTCATATTATCCACCTTAATAGAGCAGTAAGTGATATTGGAAGAAGAAAACTGGATGATGATAATATTTATCCTTCTTCTGATGACATTAAAGACACAGGTAACCTTAGTGAAGATAGTAACTATATTTTTACCATGTTTAATCCTAATGATGATAAGTTTAACTTAAACAAGCATTTTGGAAAAGTCATTAGAAGACCAGATAGGTCATTATTATATCCTTACATGAAAACTGTACATTTAGTAGAGTCTAGACATTGCTTTTGTCCTCAGCATTTTAGAGTCAATATGTATGGTGATGTGAAGAAATTTGAACCCTTAACAATCTAAAAAATGGCAAAATTAAATAAAATGGAGCTTCAAGCTGTAGCCGGATCTATACTGAAAGAAGTAAAGGCAGTAAAACTTCCTCAACTTATTCAAGAATGGGAGCAGAAAAAACTTGAAGTAGAGTCCACAGAAGTTTACAAAGAACTTCAAGCTTGGTTAAAGAAATATTCTTTAGAAGAAAAACTAGTAATCAATGCTTATCAGTTAAATAGGGTTTTAGGTCTTAATCCAAAACCTACTTCAGTAAATTTACCTTCAGTTCAAAGTATTGTTGATAAATTAATAATAGGTCAGATTACAGATTCTAATATTACCTCTTTAGCAGAAAGTATTGCCCAAGAATTATTAAATGATTAATTAAAAAAGAATGGCTAAAATTTTAGTGCTTGCCCCTAGTGGGTTATTTTCTAAAAATTGTGTATCTTTGTTCTATGAAAATAGACACACAATTAAAAACTCTAGTAGGTATTTACTGTATTGAAAATACAGTAAATGGTAAAAAATACATAGGCAGTTCAACTAATATTTACCAAAGAGGTCTTAAACATAGATCTCAATTAAGAAGTATTAGTCACCCTAATAAAAAGTTACAAAATTCTTATAATAAACATGAAGAAAAAAATTTTATTTTTTATGTAGTAGAACTTTGTTTAAAAAAAGACTTGATTAGATTAGAGCAGCACTATATAGATTTTTACCTTCCTTTTTATAATCTTATGTTACAAGTAGAAAGAAAAGATTTTTCAGCAGAAACAAAACTTCAAATATCTAATTCTTTAAAAAAAAGATATAGAGAAGGTTTGAGTAATAATTGTGAAAGAAAAGTTAATCTTTATACAGTAACAGGAGAATATATAAGAACTTATGATAGCATTACAAAATGTTCAAAAGATATTAAAGCAGATTTATCTAATGTAAAAAGAGTACTAAGAGGAAGACTAAAAACTTGTAAAGGTTTTAAAATTACTTATCACAATTCGTAAAATCACTAATTAAAAATTAAATTATGGCTAAAATTTTGGTGTTAGCACCGTCAGGTTTCGGTAAGTCCACCAGTATAGGACAGATTCCAGAATTAGGAATTAAAGGGTTAACTCCTGAAGAGACTTTTCTTATTTCAGTAACTTCTAAACCTCTTCCATTTAAAGGGAGTGGTGCAGCATATCCAATATGCCAACCTGGAGATTTAAAATCAGGTAGAAGAATTATTACTGATGATGCAAAAGCTATATCAGAAATCTTCTTAGCTTTAGTTGCAAGTCCTTACAAGAATATTGTATGGGATGACAGTAACTATGTTATGCAGAATTGGTATATGGCTAATGCTTTAGCTAAAGGTTGGGATAGAATGGTGTCCTCTTTCTAAGAAATTAGAAAGTAATTAAATTGGGCAAAAACGGTGAAAAGATTATAGATTTTTCATAAAAAATGTTTATATTTGTACAAAATAAAATTGTATGAAAATAAATAATTATAATAAAGACTTCTTTAAAGAAATTGACACAGAACTCAAGGCTTACATTTTAGGTTATATTGTAGCAGATGGTTGTATAACTATTGAACACAGACCTTTAAAACCCAATAATCCTATAAAAAGAGTTCAGTTTCAACCTTCTATAGATGATTTACAAGTAATTACTTTGATCAGAGATGTTATTGCACCTACAAATAAGTTGACTATTGTCACTAATAAAAGAGAAGGTAACAGAAAAGATACAGTAAAACTTAGACTTGCGTGTACTGAAATAGTTAAAGACTTAATGACCCTTTACAATGTAAAACCTAGAAAAACTTATGATACAACTTTTAGATTTCCTAATATTAGAGAAGATTTAAAAAGACATTTTATAAGAGGTTTTATAGATGGAGATGGTAGTATAGGTACAAGACATTTTTCTATGATTTGCAACTCAAAATTATTTGCAGAAGATATTTTAAAAGAATTTTTAAAAGCTATACCTAATTTGAAATACTATATTTATGATGAAAATAGAAGTCAAACTACTTATTATTCTTTACACTTTAGTGTAAATAAAAAATCAAGAGTTGATTTATTTAATTTTATCTACAAAAACTGTAATTTCAGGTTAAATAGAAAGTATGAAAAAGCTCTCAATGCCGTGTTAAACAGTAACAGTAAAGAGTTATTGTCAATGTAACGCATAGGAACTGAAACTCTTAATAAGAGAATATAATGTTCCCAAGAGTGTCCAATACCTGACCAAATAAAGTTGAAGGTAAAAATGTATGCTGACCTTACAGGAGATATAAGTACTGTAAGAACTAGAGGATAAAAAGCCTTTAGGATAACAAGGGTGGCCCCTAAACAAATTGGTTTTATGATGGGTAGAATCTTTGATGCTATTGAGAAGTTAGATGCTGCAGGTAAAAATGTAATCATCTTAGCTCATGGTGACAGTGTTCCTGGACCTGATGGTAGAATCTATATGAAGTACAAATCTACAGGTAAGATGGTTGCTTAACATCAGCCATTATCTATCTAACTGCTGGGATACCCTAAAGCTCTATAAGCTACAACATAATTTGAAAAAGTAAGTGTGAATGCTAAAAATTATAGAGATGGCTAATGGGCAATCAGCAGCCAAGACCCTAAGACTTAAGATGTTATGGGTAAGGTTCACAGACTATCCTCTGTTGTGGAGGAGTACAGAGAAAAGTGATTATTTTCTTTGGAAATGGTAGACATAAGTTTTGCATATAACCAGATGTTTTGTATATTTGTACTATGAAAACAGTGAAAATATATAAGCTTATAGACCCTACTTCATTAGAAGTAAGGTATGTAGGCAAGACAGAAAAAACACTAAAGCATAGACTATCTATGCATGTTACTACTTCAATCAAAAACAAAAATAAAACTCATAAAGAAGCTTGGATAACCGGGTTATCTTTTATGGGTTTTAGACCCTTAATTGAACTTATAGAGGAAGTTAATTTTGAAGATTGGCAAGAAAAAGAGATTTATTGGATAACTCAATTTGAAAACTTAACTAACACTTGTAGTGGAGGCATAGGAGGAACAGGTAGAGTATATTCAGAATCAGAAAGATTGCAAAGGTCAATTACTATGAAAAAGCTTATTGGTGAAGGTAAAATAGATTATACAGAAAGGGCACTAAAAATTTCTCAATCTCATAAAGGTAAAATATTATCTGAAATGACTAAAGAAAAATTAAGACAGTGCAATTTAGGTAAAAAACAATCTAGGGAACAAAAATTAAAAACAGCTAGAAAAGTAATAAGAATTGATAAAGAAAATAACAAAGTAGTGTTTGACAGTCTTGCAGAAGCAAGTATAGCTTTAGGTGCAAATACACAAAAACAAATAAGTATTTTTAGAGGAAATATTTGTACTGTGTGTAAAGGCAATTTAAAAAGCTATAAAGGTTATAAATGGCAATATTATGAAGATATAGTCGATTCCTTATAGAAATATAAGGGTATGTTGTGTTAAGGATAATCTCTTAACTGAATAGCAACTTACAAACAAAGTGATGAGTATTTGACTGTAGAGGGTAAAGTAGACGTAACTCTTATTGGTATTAGTAGATATGATGCTACTGATAAAAAAGCAGTAAAAGAGTTCTTAACCAATGAAAATGAGCAATATTCTTCAGCTAAATCTCCTATTGGAATGTTTGATAAACAATTCATTCCTAATGATTTAGGACATGTAGTAGAAAAAATTGCTGAGTATTATGGCTAGTTTTCCTTGGATTGCAACCCTATTAATAGGCTTTGTTGTTGGAGCTGTAATAGGAGTAGGTTTAGTAGCTTTAGTTTTTGATAAAAAACCTACTGAAAATCTTTGTCCAAGATGTGAAAATGAAACTGAAGAAGAAAGACAGTTGAAACAAGATTGGGCAGATCAACAAAAAGGATATATAAATTAATTTAAAACAGATATTATTATGTCACAAAATGCAGAGCAACAAGCTCCATTGAGAATCACTATTAGTGAAGTAAAAGGTCTTTTAGACTTAGGTAAAAGCAGAAAAGAAATTGCTGACCATTATGGTAAAAGTATGGCAGAAATGCAAAGAACTGTTTGGAGTCATCCAAAATTGAAAAATCTTAAAGCTAAGAAACAATACACAGGTATTGAGCTTGAAGATGATACAGAAGATGCTCCTGTAGCTGAAGTGAGTGACCAAATTACTGATGCAGTAACTCAAGAAGTGGCTCATGTTCCTGGACCAGAGGCTAACCATGCTTTTGAAAACCAAGAAGAAATGGGAACTCAAGCTGTAGAAGAAAATGCTCCTGTAGCTACTGAGACAGTAGAAGAAACTTGGAGATAAGAATTGTTTAATTAATAAAAATAGGCTAATATGTCACAATTACAAGGATACGGATTTGTATCAGATTCAGATGAATCATTGAAAACTAAAACAGGTGCTAAATTTGGTGGTAACTTTGGTGTTGCTTTCTTAACTAAATTTGCTTACAGTGCAAATGTAGCTAAAGCAGGCCAAGAAGCTAGAGAAGCTATTGAGTTAGAAGTAACTGTAGGAGAAAGAGGTTACAAAGAATGGATTAACCCTGTAGATCAAGTAAAGGATAAGAATAATGTAGTAATTACAGACAAAAACTCTCCTGAGTACATTGCTGGGTTTAATGCTCTTATTGTTCAACAAAATGCTACAGTGACTCACTACTTGAAAGCAGTAGGTGTAACTGAAGAGGCTTTGAGAGCAGCATTTACAACGGCTCCAGTAAGTTTTGCAGATTATGCACAAAGAATTTGTTCACTTTTACCTATTGGTTATGATAAAAAACCACTAGATTTGTTCCTTGAATATCAATGGAATTTTGGTAAGAAACAAGATGGGTCTTTAAATGATAAGACTTATCCAACTTTACCAAAAAACATGAAAGGTGGTTACTTTATTGTTCCTGCTCAACCTGGAGTTTGGGTAGAAGCTAAAAGTGAAGATGGAAGATTAAGTTACAACAATTCTAATGGACAAAAACATCCATTTGAAAGAGATGCTAACTTTATGTCTTCTCACAAAGGTACTCAACAAGTAATGGGAGCTTCAGTAGCTGCAGCTTCTCCAATGGGAGCTATGACAGCAGCAGCTCCTGGTAATGGTTGGTCATAATTTAACATAACTTAAAAAATCCTCTTCTAAATATGAGCTTATTTCAATACAATTCAGATAAACTTGATAGAAGAGGATATATAAGTAAGGAAAGTATTTTGTCTTTAGTTACTCAAGAAGATGTATTTGAGTTAGTGTTCAAATTTAAACCTGAAGAATTTGAGTATGTAGTATCTCCTTTAAGAAATGATGATGTACCAGGATGTTGGTTTTCTTATCATGATAATGGTACTCTCTATTTTGTAGACTTTGGTAATTCTAGGACTCATAGTGATTGTTTTAATATAGTCCAGGACTATTACAAATTTCCAAACTTCTATTTGACTTTAGAATTTATTCATAACTCTTTAATTAGAGGTAAGACTGAATTAAAGGAAATAGAACCTAAAAAAATAATCCAAAAAGTATCCAAAGAAGGAGTCAAACTCTTAATAGAAGCAAGACCATTTAGTGAGCAAGATGGTTATTTCTGGTCTAAGTATGGTATTAGTAAAGCCAATCTAAAAGAAGACAGAGTTTTTCCTATTCATAGATTATATGCTTTGAATACTAAAACAGGAAGTCATGCTATTGAATGCAAAGATTTAGCATACAGTTACACTGATTTTCCTGAAGCTAGAAAGAAAATCTATTTTCCTTTAAGACAAGGAAAGAATAGGTTCATTACTAATTGTAATAAAGATGATGTAGGTGGCATCAACTCTCTGTCTCAATATAGTAAGCAACTTATTATTTCTAAAAGCTACAAGGATTATAGAGTACTTAAAAATAATGGAAAAAATGTAGTTTGGTTTCAAAATGAAGGTATGATACCCAATAATGAAATTATAAACAAATTGGTTAAACTTTATTCAGAAATTATTGTATGGTTTGACAATGATCAGCCTGGAATTATAGCTTCAGAAAAAGTCAAACAACATATAAATTCCATTATTCCAAGTAGAGCTAAAAATCTATGGCTACCTGAGAGAGGGTTAGAAATAGGGGTTAAAGACCCTTCAGATTGTATAGCTAAAGACCCTATTTATTTTCAACAATTCTTAAAAGACTTTACAAAATGAATTTCAATCATATTCATTATTCTTGGAAACCCCTTCTAAGAGAATTTAATACAGATGCTTTTCTTTACTTTAAAAATGAAGTCCTTCCAAAAGAAAAATATTACCCTGAAGCTGATAAAGTTTTCAGGGTTTTTTCTATGCCTGTGTCAGCTATTAAAATAGTAGTTATTGGCTCATGGAAACACCCTAATATCAGAGAAATAGAAAAGCAAGGCTTATTCTGGCTACCTATTTCCTTAACACAAGGTGTAGATGTGGACCACACAGAATATTGGGAGCCCTTCATTAAAAAGGTAGTGTATTTTATATCCAAGAGTAACCCTACTATTTGGATAATGCCTACAACAGAAGCACAAAGATTTACAGCTAATCTACCTGTCAAATCTATATTTAATGTGCTAAGATATGATGATAGCCTTATTAATCAGATTCCCATCAATGTAGATTACAATTATGTGTTTAAAGGTATTTATGTAAATACTGAACACATAAACATCCTCCTAAAGAGATTAGGTAGGGAAACAATTAATTGGTAATTTAATCTAGAAAAAAATCATGAGTGAAGTACAAGCTCCGGTTACTACTGAAAGAGAAGTAACAATTTATGCCACTAGAGGTGGTAACATGAAAAAAATCATGACATCTGTTAAAACTTGGGGAGAATTACAACCCTTAGTTAGAGGAGAAGGTTTTGATTTAGGTTCATTATTAGCTGCTGAGAACATCAACAAGACAGACCTTGTTAATGATTTAGCAATATTACCTGAAGGAAACTTCAGATTATTCTTAAGACCAAAACAAACTAAGTCTGGTGCAACTCCTGATAGAAAAGAATGTTTTGCTATTATCAAAGCTCATTTAGCTGTTTACCCTAATGATAAACAAAAGTTTATCATTGATGGTAAAAACATGACTCAGTTATCTACTCCTGTAGTACAGGATTTAGTGGCTAAGTATTGTAAAGGTACTGATATTGCATCTGCTGTTGCTGAAGCTCCAGTTAAAGAGAAAGCTCCAAAAGCTGAAGTTGTAAAAAAAGTAGAAGATGTTGTAGAGTCTGTAAAAGAATCTAAAACTGAAAATACTCCAGCTACACCTCTTACAGATGCTGTGAGAGTTGAAGAAGCTTTAAAACTTATTGCTCCTTTATCAGGTTATGACTCTTATGCTAAAGTAGAAAAGCATTTGAATAGACTTTCTGATGAAATAGCTATTGCAAATGCTCCTGCTCCAGAAATGAAAGAAGAAACTGAAGAAGAGGCTTTAGCTAGAGAAGCTAGAGAACTGTCTGCAGGTTACAGATAATATTAATAAAGGGCTTATGTAATGTAAGCCCTTTTAATTTTTTATATTATGTATATAGATGATCATCAATTACCATTTTATGAAGAAGTAGGTCAAATACTTCATAATGCTTTATTAATGAATACTCATAAAAACAAAGAATTTTTACAGTTTTTGTTTGATAAAGGTAAACTACAATTACATGGCTACCCTAATCCTAATCAAAAAGCTATCAATGAATTTTTTAGACTTTTAGATTTATTTGAAGCTAAATACAAAAGTTTTTATGACCTAGGTTTTCATACTAAAGATGGATACTTACAACCTTACTTTAAAGTCTTATATCCCAAGTTTACTATTGAAAATAGTGCAGGAGAAAGCCATCAAATAAGAGATTTAATAGTAGTTCATAGAATAGCTTATAATACAAATGAAGAAGGTCATATCTATACTAGAAAACCTTTAGGAGGCAGACTAAGTAAATTTAAACTAGAAGTAGTAGGAGGTTATCAACAAAGTCATTTAGGTTCTCATTCAAATTGGAAAAATGACCCTTTTTATACTTCAGAATTTTGTGTAGGTGGAGATACTGATGTAAGTAGAATGATAGCTGAATTTAAAGTAGAGATGGATTGGGACAGATATGAATTATACTTATTTTGTGTTGATTCTATGGTTACTTGGGAGTCTTTAGAAGGTGTTCCTTATACAAAAATAAGAAATATTAAGAATGCTCTTAATAACCAGGTTACTTCTGTAGATGCATCTTATGTAAGAAGAGTTGTTGATAAAATTACAAAAAATGAAATTGCTTTAGATTTAGACTTTTACATAGAGAATGGTTTATACAGAATTAGACCTAATGAAAAAGCTAATGAGTTTATTAAAAATATAGTTTTACAAACTCTTACTTTTGAGCAATACAAAGAAATCTTAGTTAGTAGAGTACCTAATACTTTCAATGAATTTCTTCAAATGAAAGCTGAGCAAGATGCTCAACAAAACTATAAAATAAGTTATCCTACTAGATACACTATTTTTAGAGGCAAAAAAGTCTTTGCCAAAATACTTAAAGAAGACACAAGAAATGAACCTGTTGTCTCTTTAGAAAACCTTATTGTTTATCCTAATTTTTTAAAAGATGTCCTTAGTCAACTTGAGTCAAGAATCTATAGCAAAGCAGTTACCCAGAGTGGAATTAAAATCTACAATTCCCTTGGTAATGCCAATAGAAGTATTACATCAGATTCAGTATCTGTGTAAAAATATACCAAAAGTAGAGTGGTCAGGTGCTCTATTTTATACTACAGAAGGTAGTATTGAAAAACCTGGAACATTCAAAATTACTTTAAAGACAATTCTTCCATTAGATATGGGTAGTTCAGCTTATACTGAATACAATCTTGATGAAAGATTTATGGATTTTATTGAAGAAGATTTTGAAGAAAGATGTACTTGGAAATTAGGTCATATTCATAGTCATAATGTAATGAGTGTTTTCTTCTCAGGTACAGATATGGCAGAGCTTAATGACAATGCTCCAGCACATAATTTTTATCTTTCTTTGATAGTAAATAACTATATGGACTTTATTGCCAAAGTTGCTTTTATTGGAGAAGCTAAAAAAGATATTAAACAGGTTCCTTATACAGCTAAGAATGCTGAAGGCCATAATTATATCATTGAAAGACAAGACTTTGAAGTTAAGACTAAAAAGTTGTTTATTTATGATTGTGACATTGATACTCCTAAGAATACAATCTTAGTGACAGATCAATTTTCTGCTCAAGTAGCTAAAATTATGGAGCCTAAACCTGTAAAAAAAGTAGAATCTAAATGGCCTGCTACTACTACTACTACTACTACAGGAAAGGGATGGCAAAGAAAGGATAATACCAGGCAATTCAAATCACAAGAAGACAGGGAAATGGAAAGTTGGAACAAAAGCTTTCAGAAAGAAACTAAAAAACCTTTCAATAATTGGGAAGATTGGGAATTACCTATTTCTACTTTACTGGCTGAAGATTTAGAAGAAGAAGATTTAAAAGCAATGTATATTTATAATTTTGCTAAAGAATTATTTGATTTTACAGGAGGTTCTACACAAGAAGAAACTTTAGAAGATGTTTTAGATATGTTAGTAGAGTTTAACTTAACTCCTTCTGAATTAGCTAAATCCGTAATTACAGAGTATGCTAAAGATTTTAATAAACATTTTCCTAAAGCTAATGCTACTGAATTTGTTCAGTATACCCATGAAACTTTAGATTTATTAGAAGATGTGAAACAACTTTATCCTGAAATTGGATTAACTATTAGAACTATTAGTTCTATGATTACTAAATTTATAGAAAATGAGACAGACAAGAGACACAACCCAGCAGTCTAGATTTAAAGATGCTCCATGGTTTCCTAAAAACAATGAAGTGTGCATGGTAGGTGGAGCAGGTGGTATTGGTTCTTGGTTATGTTATTTCTTAACTAAGATTGGTTTTAGAGTTAACCTCTATGACTTTGATACTGTAGAAGACCATAATCTAGGTGGTCAATTATTTATGCAATCTGACTTAGGTCAACCTAAAGTAACAGCAGTAGCAAGAGTTGTAAACTCTTTTTGTAATACTCCTATAGCTACATTCAATGAAAGAATTGATATGAATACAATGACACATTACTTTATGTTTTCTGCTTTTGATAATATGGAAGCAAGAAATGCATTGTTTCATGTCTGGAAAAAGTCCTGGGGCTCAGTTCCTTTAGCGGTGACTCCAATCTTCATAGATGGTAGATTAGAGATAGAGCAATTACAGATATTTTGTGTTACTCCAGAGAATGCTGACAGGTATGAAAGAGACCATTTGTTTCATGATTCAGTAGTAGAAGAAGCACCTTGTACTATGAAACAAAGTTCTCATACAGCAGCTATGATAGGAACTCTTATGACTTCCTATTTTACTAATCATATTGCTAACATTTATAGTGGAGAGACTATCAGAGAAGTCCCTTTCTACTATGAATTTGTAGTTCCTATGAACTACTCAGCTTCTGAACTATGAGAGTAATATCCTCTACATTAGGAAGCTTAACCAATGATCCTTTTAAAATTACTGTATTAGCAGCTAATACCTACATTCCTATCTATGCTTTTCACACATATTATCAGGAAGAAGGTGTTAAATTCTATAAAAGACCTTCTTTAGAGAAAGGTACTCTTAGAAAACCTAATACTTTAAAGCACATAAAGGATGCTCTAGAAATGGCTATTGCCCCAAGAAGAATTCTTATAGGTAATAAAAATTATTACTTTATAAAAGGTGCAATGTACACTGAGGATGGGAATCCTCTTATGGTGTTAGGTATGTCTAAAGAAGCTTTTAAAAATCCTGATATTCCTAATTTCTCTGATAATTATGGAGAATCAGCTAGTCTTTTTGACTATAAAAATTTTGTTATGTTTTACTCCACATCTTTCTTTACTGAGCCTAGTCTTGCTCCTTTAAACAGAAGATTTCAAAAAGAAATATTAATGTCTTGCTATGAAAAAGGTATAGAGGTAAGAGTGATTACCTCATCAGAAATTGAAAAGAATACCTTTGCAAACATTTTTGAAATCCCTAAAGCTAACTCTGTTAGTCAATTAGAGGAGTACATGAACAAAGTACTACCAACAATTTTATACACAAAAGAAGAGGACACTTTTGTATTTGAAGAGTTGACAGTACCTGAAGTTGTTCAAAACCATGAATTATCTGTGGAAGAAGAAGCTCTACTATTTGATTCTGAAACTAGTCAGGAGTTGCCTGGAGTTAATCCTACAACTTTTGATATTACTCTTAATACAGAAGAAGTAGTTGAATTACTTCCTATTTTTAGAGACCCTGAAATAGAAGAATTAGAAAGAGAAGCTGCAACTTGGGATTCTGCCCATACAGAACCTGCTTATGTAGCTCCTGAGTATCCTATAGTTCCAGAAGAAAGTATTATTCTAACACCTATAGGAGAAAGGGTAACTAATGTTTCTTTTAGAACCACTAGACCAATAGAGCTTATTGATGACACAGAATAATTCCCAAAGGTATTTAAGTTTTTTAGTTATAACCTTAAAAATCTTATATGGGATTAGGAGCCACAAACAAAAGAAAGGGTAGTACAGCAGAAAGGTATTATGCCAAATTCTTTAGAGAATTAGGCTTTGCATTCTGTGAGACTGCCAGATTTGGAAGTAAAAAACATGACAATGCAAAGATTGATCTATTGTATATTCCTTTTAATGTGCAAATTAAAGCAGGTATCCAAAAAAATATGAATCCTGGGAAGGAATTATTTATGATGGCTACCTCTATTGTTGCAATGTTTCCCCCTGAAGATGAAGTTTCTAAAAGACCTTGTGTATTGTTTCATTACAAACAAGGTAAACCTGGAGCCAGAAGAACTCCAGATATGGAAATGGTGTATATGTCTATGATACAGTTTGATGTATTCAAAAGTAAAAGTCCTAGTTTAGAGTATTCTATGCTTAAGGAATTTAAGTTTGATTTACAATCTGAATTTAAAAGTATTGTAGGTATGACACTTGACCATTTTAAAGAAGAAGTAATCTTAAAACAATATGTAACATGCCAGTAATAGTAGCCACAAAAGAGGAAGTAAGAGAATACTATGAGTCAAGTGCTCTAGGTCAGTCAAAATTAAAAAAATTGTTAGGAGATTTAGGGTCTTTTAACAAAGAGGAAGATTCCTCAGCAGAACACTTTGTAATAGGCTCTGCAGTAGACTGCATTTTAACTAATTCAAGAGAAGTCTTCAATGAAGAGTATTACATTTCAGAAGTTGAAAAATTACCTTCTGAAACTGTAGTAGGTATCTTGCAATCAGTTCATAATGATTTACTGCAGGACTATGCAGAACATTTAGAAGTCATTTTAGGTCAGGGAGAGCCTGTACCTGTGACACCTTTTATAGAATTTGTAGGTGATTTAAAAGATCATGCTACTTATATTTTAGATGCTTGTGAAAGAGCAGAGTGGCAACCTAGATGGGGTGTTGATGCCAAGCTAAAAAATATCCTTGAGCCTGGAACTGAGTATTTTATGGATTTATGTAAAGCCTTTGGGAAGAGGGTTATTAGCAAATCTCAAGCTAATATCATTAATGCTATTGTAGCATCTTTAGAAAATAATCCAAGAACTGCAAGTTACTTTAATAGAGTATTCTTTGAATCATTACCAAACATAACAATTTACTATCAATTTCCTATTTACTTTGAGTACAGAGGAGTGCAATGTAAAGGATTGTTAGATATGGTTATTGTAGAAAGAGATGAAGAAGGAAAAATACTTTCTATTACAGGTATAGACTTAAAAACTATGAATGGAAATACTTATTATTTCCCTAGTAGTATTAAGGCTAGAAGATATGATATTCAAGCTGCTTGGTATACTCTTGCTTTAAGACAACATTTTGCAGTTCCAGAAGAATCAGATGTAATTAGACCTTTCCAATTTGTAGTAGAATCTACTTCATATCAAGGAAAGCCTTTAGTTTATACTGTTGATACTTCCCTTTTAAACATAGGAAGATTTGGTAGAAGAGCTATTTCTCTACATGATACAGATATGTTTAATGGAGAAACTATGGCAAGTGCCATTATTCAGTATGAAATCAAAGGTTTTGAACAACTCTTAGATCTTTATATTTATCATTCAGAGAATGGTTTTAATGAAGAAAGAGAAATTCAAGAAGCAGGTTTAACTACATTATTGGTTAACTGGGATGGCATTGTCTAATGTAGCAGAAACCGGTATGCAAATTGAGATAGGAAAGTTATATGTTAACAGAACTGTTAAATATCTAATTCCTGCTCTTAGTTACTATGGATCCACTTTAAAGACTAAGTTAAACTTGGTCTTTAAATTGGCTTTTGGTGTACATGATTGTCTTATAGAAGGTACTCATTTAGAAGGTCAAAAGAATATTTTTATTCTTATAGATAAACTTGTGAGACCTGATTTATATCAAAACTTTATTGATTGGATAAAACATCAGGAATACTATGTTACAGACTATGCTTATGATTCAATTCTTGAACACAATAGTAGAAAACAGATGTTAGTATTGGCATTTCCACCTGAATTAGCTGATGCTTATGACAAATTTTTACTGGGCAAGTATAGTCTAATGTACACTAAAAATGAAGTAGAAACTTTCTTTGGAGAGGAAAACAAAGCTATTGCAAGACATGTACTAAGAAAAACTTATCATGCTAAATTAGAATTTAAAAGACTTGTAAAAGAAGCTTTTGGAACTGTTTTAGAAGAACAAGATTTTTTAGTAGGCTCTTGGGAATATGATTTACCTCCTAATAAAGAAGAAGAATTTTTTAACACTTGAAAACCTTTGGGGAGTTAATCTCCCCTAAGTTTTCATTAATACTTATAGAATAAATGGCACACACATTAATTATTACAGCTTTTCAGCCTAACCTTAGTTTTTCTTTAAAGGGCAAGATACAAAAATACATTTCTCCTTCTATGGTAAGTTGTGATGATGAGAATGAAAAAGCCTATTTTTTAGATGCTATAATATCTGAAATTGAAGATATTTCTTCTGAAGATCAGATTATTATTGCTGAATTACAATCTCAAAAAGTAGAATATGTCGAATTTTAGAACTTTAGGACCTGATGAAAAAGTTTATGTAAATTACAAAAACTATAATCCAGCTAGAGTAGTGGCTGTTGAAAAAAGAGGAAGAAAACATTATCTACTTTTAAGATGGGAAAATTTTCCTGGATACAAAGGAAGGTATTTTGAAAAATGGGTTAGAGATACTTTTTGTGTAGAGTATAAACCTACAGGTAAGGGTACAACTTTAGCTGAGCTTAAAAGAAATGCTTTAAGTGTTTTTCCTACTTATAGAGCTAATAGAAAAGGAAAAGTTACTTTAGCCTGGTGGCAAAAATTAATTATTAAATTACAAAATTGGTGGTATGGAATCAAAAACTAAAGCTTTTATAACAGAAACACAATTTGACACTGTTGTAGATACAAGATGTCAACAAATTAAAAGAACTTTATTAGTAAAAGCTAAAGAGTACAGAAGAAACAATGACCCTTTACATAATTTTAGAGTAGCTGCTAAGGTGCAAAACACTACAGAAGAAAAAGCTCTTTGGGGTTTTGCAGTTAAACATTATGTATCTTTTTTAGATATTTTAAATGATATAGAAAAAGGTTTTCTTCCTAAAGAAGAAGTTATAGATGAAAAAATAGGAGATTTAATTAACTACTTGATTCTTTGTGAAGCAAGCATAAAAGAAAAAATAACAAATGAACAATAAAATAGAATTTTTGACTAAACATTGTACTACTTCTAAAGATGGAGTTATAGCATTGTCTAATACTTTAGTAGAGTTAGCTATTAAAGTTCATAATTGTCCAATTAAAGTTTCTTGTCCAGATTTTCCTGGAGAAGTCTCTACTTATACTGTAGAAGAGTTACTAACTCCTAAGTTTACAGCAGGCCCTTACCCTAATAGATATGAAGAAGGTACTTATTACAGTCTTTGTATGTATACTTGGAAAGGAGTAAAAGCTACTGCTAAAGAATTAGAAGAAATTTGGACTGAAGCTCCTGGGATAAAACCTGAATTAGCTACAGAAGAAATTATTATTGAAAAAAGAGGTAAAAGTTATATTATTAAAACTCCTGTAGTAGTAACTACTTTTGAAGAAAAAGAAGTAAATCTTGTACAATATGTAGGAATGATTATTCATCAAACAAGAGAAGCTAGAGGGTTGAATAAAACTGCTTTAGCTAATTTGACAGATAATAAAGTTTCTTCAACTTCTATTGGACAAATTGAAGCAGGTACAACAAATCCTATTTTAAGTTCTCTAGAAGCTATTTGTGAAGCTTTGGGCTTACATATTACTGATTTATTTCCTCCTAAAAACTAGAAATTATGACTCAAAGGATTAAAATGGGAACTCTTACTGTTGAAGTATTTTTCAATGAGTATGACAAAAATCTAAAAACTAGAAAACAAATTCCAGGGCATGAGATTACAAGACAAGATAGATTAGCTATTGATAGAGGTCTTGATGATACTGATTTTGGAGAGTTTTATAGATATGAAGATAAAGACAAAGAAATCACTGGGATGTTCAATGTGGTAGAATCTACAGAAGGAGATGAATAGCTGGAAATTAAATGGAATGGCAGGCCACTTAACAAGGTCTGCTATTTGTAAGAGTTTAAATATACATCATACTGAAATTTATAAAGTTGTAAAATATGTTCATGGAGATGTTATTGAAACTCAAGATGGCAAAAAGTATGAATTAATTTTAAAAGAAATTAAAGATGATACAAGTAAAATTAGATAGAAAACCTTATGCTAAGCATACTTTCTACAAAGGAATTTATATTCATAAAAAAACAGAATATGATTTTGAATTAACTGTAGAAGAGTCTGAAAACAGTGCACAACCTGCTGTTTTAGTAGAATTTGGAGTAGACCATAAGTTTTTACCTTTTGATTATGGTAAAGCTTGTAAAGAAATTTTAGCAATTTATTTACCTGAAAAAAATGAAGACAAAAATTAATGCTCAAATAGTAGCACACTCAAAAAATGAGCAAGGAGATGAGTTAATCTCAGTCCTTGCTACATTTCCTAGAATTATCCTTGCTGAGGTAAACACCCACAGGATGCTTTCTAAGAACACTTCTAGCTCAAGAGCCATACCTTTTAATAAAATGGTAGAAACTATCCAGAATGACCCTTTTATTCCTATTGCTTGGCAAAAAGAACATAAAGGTATGCAAGGAAGTGAGTATTTTGAAAACACAATGTTGCAACAAGCATTGTGGTTAGAAGCAAGAAATTCTGCTGTAGATTTAGCTGACAGACTTAATTCAGGCTGTGGAGTTACTAAACAGCTTTGTAACAGATTGTTAGAACCTTTTATGTGGACTACAATGTTAATCACAGGGCCTAAATCAGGTTGGGATAATTTCTTTAATTTAAGATGTCCTCAATATGAGTATATTACAAAAGAAGATATAACATATTTCAAAAGTAAAAAAGACTGGACAAAGAAGTTTTATGAGAGTAAAGTTGTATCAAATACTTCTGCTACAATTGAAGATATTAATACTTATTCTTGGTTTAATAAAAATAAAGGTCAAGCTGAAATTCATATAATGGCTCTTGCTGAGTGTATATGGGATGCTTACAATGAAAGTACTCCTAAAATACTGATACCTGGAGAATGGCATATTCCTTTCTTAGACAAAATTGAGACTGATTTTGAAGAAATTGCTGTTAAAGTATCTACTGCAATGGCAGCTAGAACTTCTTACACTGTGGTAGGTAATGAAAAAGAAATTGACATTGATGCTATGGTTGTTTTACATGACAGACTTCTTGCTCAAGATCCTCCTCATAGTTCTCCTTTAGAGCATTGTGCTAGAGCTATGAGTGAAGATGAATATAGAGGCAATATTAAAGGAAAAATTAATCTTATAAATGATAGAGAATTCCAGACTGAGTTTGCTGCAATGACTGGCTATACTCCTTTAAGTGGAGCTTGTGAAGAAAAAGCTTTAGGCTGGTGTAATAACTTGAAAGGGTTTATTCCTTATAGATACATGGTTGACAATGGAAATCAAACATCAAAAGACTAAAACTTTAACAACAAGAGATAATAGTAGGAGCAGTGATGCCATTGCTCCTAATTTCATTTATGGCTGTCTTGGTGGATGTATGAAATCATATTGCTATGTAGGTAGATATAATGCTGACAAAGTTTATATCAATGATAATACAGAGCAAATACTGGCTTCTGTTTATGCTTGGGTTGATAAACAAGTGTGGCCTAAAGTTCCCAACCAAGTTGATGACACTTACTATTGTGTAGACATAGGATGTAGTACTGATGTGCCCTTACATAGTAAACACTATAATTGGCAACAAGTATTTGATTTCTTCAATACACAATACAAACTGAAGACAACTTTTGCTACTAAGTACCCTACAAAGTTTAAAGTACAAGAGTATAACTTGGCTCCAGGTAAGCATAGAATAAGAATTAGTCTTATGCCTCAGAAAATCTCTGATATTCTAGAGCCTAAGACAGATAGTATTGCAGATAGAATTGCTATGATTCCTATTCTTCAACAGAAAATGGAAGTTCATCTCAATTTTAGTCCTATTGTGTACTATCCAGGTTGGCTAGAAGATTACAGAGAGTTGTTTGAAATGTTGAAAGGTATTGAGTTTAAGTCAGAATGTATTTTTTTAACTTACAATAATATTCAACTTCAAAGAAATACTCCTGAAGTAAATAAAATGCTTAGCTTTCCTGCTTTTCAAGAAGCAAAAGACTCTCAATATGCTGCTGATAACATTAGGTATGAAAGATATTTTAAGAATGGATTAATATTAGAATTTAAAGATTTATATTCTCAATATTTTCCTCTTGAAACTATTAGATACATTTTTTAAAGTAAAGATTTATCTTTATATTTGTAAACAAATTAATTTAATTATGAAAATTATTGGTAAAAGAGTTCTAGTAGAACAAGTTAGTGTTAAGAAAGACACTAAAATCATAATGACTGAAAAGAATAAGAATGAAGGTATTTCTGTTTCTTTTAAAGTTCTTCAATTAGGAAATGAATGTCCTGTAGGAGAAGGTCATGTACAAGTAGGAGATGTACCTGTATTTAGTGAAAATGTAACCTTTGATGGTTTCAAGATGATTAAAGCAGACAAAGCTCCTAATGGAGAAATTCTTAAAGCTGTAGCTCACACTATAGTTTGGTATGATGACATTATTGCTACTGATTAATGGATGATCAAAAGATTATAATTATGGACTTTGCTACTAGTGAAGTCCATATTTTTTCCTATGACCCTAATATTTGGATAAGTGGAGAAGATTTCTTAACTGAACACTTCTCAGAACATGGTCAGACTTTTAAAGAAAGTCAATGTCAATGGATGATAGTAGACTTAGAAAAAACAGAGGGAAGACTTCCTCTTTATATTCATTAATATGGCAGATACAGTAAAAGAGCTAAAAGCTCAAGCTAAAGAACTTATTAATTGTGGTAATTCTAAAGAGCAAGCTGAAGGTCATGGTATGATGAGAGTTCTTGATGAAATAGGTAAATATTATTATGGATTTCAAGAATATGATTGTTACTTTGATAGTATTAGTGATGAAGAAAAACCTAAGTTAAACAAGAAACTTAAAAAACTTAAAATTTACTAATGGCAATACTTTGTAAAAGAATCTACAAAAAAGATTCATCAGGAAAAATTAGATACTTAGAGATAAGTAATGATGGGCACTTTGTAGTGCAAGAATCAGGGGTAATTGGTACTAATAACCCAGTGATTAACAGAAGTGCTTGTGAAGCAAAGAATGTAGGTAAAAGCAATGCTACTACACCTGAGTCACAAGCTTTAATTGAAGCTCAAGCTAAACTTACTGAAAAGATGAGATTAGGTTACTTCAATAGTATAGAAGAAGCTCAAGAAAAAGGAGGTAAGGATTTCTTGCTACCAATGCTAGCCAAAGACTTTAAGAAAGAAATGAAGAAAGTTTCATTTCCTTGTTATGTACAACCTAAGCTAGATGGTATGAGATCTTTAGGTTCTGAAGATGATGGGTTTATGTCAAGAACAGGAAAGGTTATAGATACTCTTGGTCATATAGTGTTGGCAGATCTTGAAGATGTGGTTTTAGATGGGGAGTTATATGCCCATGGCATTTCATTTCAGGAGAACATGAAACTAATCAAGAAATACAGACCAGGACAAACAGAACAGGTTAAGTACCATGTTTATGATATAGTTATGAATGCTCCTTTTAACCAAAGACTTGCAACTTTGCAAGAGTTGGTAGCTAAGATGAATAGTCCTCATATTGAAATAGTTCCTACTTACTTTGTACAGTCTAAATCTGAGATTGATGTATTTCATCAACAGTTTATAGCTGCAGGTTATGAGGGCACTATGGTGAGACACTCTGAAGAAGGGTATGCTGTAAACAAGAGAAGTTCTCAACTACTTAAATACAAAGATTTCTTAGATGAAACTTATGTAGTAGTTGATGTAGTCCCTTCTGAAAGCAGACCTGAGCAAGGTGTTGTAGTTTGTTCTAAGAAAATGGAACAAGCAGGAGATAATGTTTGGGTTCAAAACTTTAACTGTGGTATGAAATTTAGCCATGCTGACAGAGAAGAAATCTTAGCCAACAAGCAGAATTACATTGGTAAAATGGCTAATATAAGATTTTTTGAATACACAGACTCGGGGTTACCTAGATTTCCTGTATGTTATGGTTTTTATCATCCTTTGGATAGATAAAAAGCAGAGAACAGATTTTTGTAATAATATTTTATGTATTTTTGTATAAAATATTTTTATGAAAATCGTAGAAGAGTTTAAAGTAAAAGGTAGAAAATATCTTATAGTAAAGACTGAATTTGGTTTATGTAGGATTTACAAGCAAGATTTTAAAAGAGGAGTTGTTCCTAGTATTCAATCTGCTTTAGATAAAAGATTATATTTTGAAAGACAAGCTAAAAAAGTACATGGTAATAAATACTCTTATGAGTTAGTTGATTACTTAGGATTTGAAAAAAAGATTAAAATTTTATGTAAAATACATGGAATATTTGAACAAACTCCTCATAATCATTTGAAAGGTAATAATTGTACTCAATGTGCAAGAATAGCTTCTTCTAATACAAGAATAACTTATAATAATGGAGTAGGAAATGCTATTGTATATTGTCTTAGAATAAAAGACTTAGATGGAAAATATTTTTATAAGATAGGTTTTACAAAACACTCTATAAAATATAGATATTCTAGATTTTATCAGTCTAAAATGCCTTATGAGTCTTTTGAAATTTTATGGGAAAAAGTTTATGATCAAACACAAGCTTCAATTATAGAAAATAAGTACCACAAAATTCTAGGTAAATACCATTATTTACCTAAACTACCTTTTGCAGGTTCTAAAAGTGAATGTTTTAGAATCTTAGATAAATAATTAACTTTGTAAAAAACTAAAATGAGTAAAATTCAAACTATCCCTGAGTATCAGGGACTGGCAGCCAGAACCTGCCCAAATTTACCCGGAGAACATGAGAATGAAAGACACATGAATCTTGGTGTTATTACTGAAATTGGAGAAGTCCTTGACATCTTTAAGAAAAACTTAGCTTATGGTAAAGCTATTGATGTAGTTAACCTTGGAGAAGAGTTAGCAGATATCTCTTGGTACATTGTAAACAAATGTAGATTTCAAGAAATTTCTTTAGAAGATGCTTTTAATACAGTTAAAGCTGAAGTAAAAGATTTACTAGATACTCAGATGTTTAGTGAAGAAGGATTATCTAAAGAGCTTAAAACTAAAGCTTTAATGCACCCTTTACTTCAAGCTTATTGTGGACCTACTAATTCTATTTTTAGTGCTCCTATTGTACAATTAGCTATCTTAGCTAATATTGCAGAGTGGTTTGAATTAGACTTTTTCCAGTGCCTTACTAATAACATTGACAAGTTAAAGGTAAGATATCCTGAAAAATTTACTGAAGAAGCTGCTTTAAACAGAAATCTTGAAGCTGAAAGAACAGAATTAGAAAAAGAGTAACTAAATTTGTGAGGCTTATAATGAGTCTCACAAATTTTAATTTAATCCTTATGGAAACAAATGTAATTTTCTCTAAAAAATCAGATGCAAATTTAATCAAGATTTGCCTAGTAGTAATTGGAATACTGTTATTTTTATTGTTTAGGAGTTGCAATGCAAATGGAGAACTTCAGATAAACAAGGATGCCTATAAAGCTTTAAATGATAGCTTAAAAACTTGGCAGGACAGCCAGGGGCTATCCCACTCTGAAAAACAAATTATTGAAACTTCCAATCCTAAATCTTTTCTAGAAATACAGACTAAAGACAAGGAAATCTTAAGGTTACAAAAAGTAGTTTCTCAGTATAAAAAAGAATTAGGTAAAAAAGGTTCTATAAGTTATGTAGAAGGAGAGACTGTAATAGATACAGTTTATACTAAACCTGTAGTAGTTTATTTAGATAGGTCTTTTTATAAGGACTCTTTAAGCAATAAATGGGTAGATTGGAAATACTCAGTAAAGAGAGATACTCTTACAAATAAAGACCAAGTAGACTTTAAGTTAAAAATGCATTATGAATATGCCATTATTAATAAAGAGAAATCTAATGGATGGTTTAAGAAACCTACTCCTTATGCAGAAGTGGTTAATTATAATCCATATTCTAAAACTTTGTCTTTAACTACCTATAGAGTTATTAATGATGTAAGACCTAAGAAAATAGGAATAGGCCCTGTATTATCTTATGGGATAGGTACAGAATTTATTCCTCAAGTTTTTGTTGGAGTTGGAGTAAGTTATAATTTAATAAGATTTTAAAATGAGTTATAAAATTAATAAAATCCTTTGTTTTCTTTTTGGACATAAGACTAAGTATAGTGTTTTTAACAGAAGGTATAAAAAATGTACTATATGTAACACTAAATGGAATAAAGTTCAAAAGAAATGGGTCAAAATAAAAAATGAATAATATACCTTTATTCCCAGAATTTGTAGTAGAAAAAGAAAATGAAATCTATACTTTTAAAAGTAACTTTCATGTTCATAAAGACTTAGAAGATACAGTTAGAGTATATCTTTACCCAGTTACAAATCAATTTATCATAAAGAATAAGACTGCAGAAAAACAAGCTTCTTTAGTACACCTTAAAGAATGTTTTAGATTAAGCAAGTACATTAATGCTGATAAATTAGACTTTATGCCTTTAGAATTTGTAATATCTTTAAATAAAGATGCTGAAGACTTCCTTGAAAAAATCCACTATCAATACCCATAGAGTGAAGCTGAAAAGCCTCACTCTATTTTTATTTTTACTTAAATTTTTTAAGTTGCCCTGAACTAGGCTTTTTAGGTTTAGCTCCTAAACTTCCTTTTTCAGGTCTAACTCCTTTTTCAAGAGTTTTTTGTTTAGGTAGTTTACTTTTCATACTATTCTTGTTGTTGAGCACTGTTATAAAGACTTCTATTTGGATAAGGCATTCTAGCTGCAGCTTCTTCTTGAGAAAGGCTTTTTATGTGATCTTCAATTTCTTTTAAAACTGAAGGATTATCTTCATATTTTTTTAAAACTTTTTGAAAATGTTTTTCCCAATATTTAATTCTACTCTCTTTATATTCTTTTCTTGCTTGTTTAGATTTTTTTAAGTCTGCTTTATAATCAGACACATACCAAGTGTCTATTAATTCTTTTTTATCATATTCTTGTCTCATTGAATTGCCAAAACCAAAAGCATAAGGTTGTAATTCTTCATCTCCAGAATGTAAAGCCCACTCTCCTACAATACCTGGCAAGAAAGCTTTAGCAGCAACTACTCCTATTCTATTTTTACCTTTATCTGGACCAGAACTTAAATTTGGACCTACTGTAAAAGTTTTAATACTGGCTTCTGTTAATTTGCTTACAGTATTAAACCAACTCTCTAAAGATGCAGGATTAGTAAACAAATCCCAACTAGTGATAGGATTAAGATACTGAATACCACTTTGAATAAGTTCTGTAGTAGTATTTTCTATATAATTAGTAAAACCTGTTTTTTCATTTTCTTTGCCAAACTTAGGATTTAACTTAGCTTGACCTGTTTTAGGATCAATAAGGTACTGAGGTTCTTTTTCTTCATCATCTCCTGCCAAACTTTTAAATAATACCTTGATTAGTAAGATGTAACTTAGATTAGTTATTTCATTAATGATAAATTTTAGATTTTGTTTTTCTTGTTCTGACAGATTCAATTCATCAAAAGTGTGAGCTTTTACTATATTTTTTCCTGAAACAAGATTAACAGGTAGACCAATACCTCTTTTTAAGATAGCCTTACCTGTTGCAGCTAATTGAGCCATAGCTTGAGATTCTTCTTCAACTGCTTTATTATGAGCATAAGCTTTCTTAATACCATAACCTACCATACCTACAGCAAAAGCAGCCCCCAAAACAGGACCAAAAGTACTACTAGCTATAAATCCTATTGTGCCTACACCTATACCTATAGCTGTTCCTCCTGCTATTGCAGTCTTACCTTTTAAAGCTCCTGTGTAAGCACCATCAAAATCTTTAACTCCTAGATTAATATTAGTAGTGTTTTTAGCATATCTCACATAGTAATTCATAGCTGCCCAGCTTTTAAAAGTAAGCATAGATCTTCCTAAAGAACCTTTTTTAGCAAAAATAGCTGCATCTTTTCTATAATCTCCATTCATCTCTGTTAAAGCAGTGTCTATTTTATTATAGACTTGTTTACCTTGTAGAGAAGAAAAAGTTTTCCAAGTTTTTTCATTTTCTTCATTTAAAAACTCATCTTTTAAAATAAGGTTACCATCTTCAATGTTATAAGCTGGAAAACCTTGTTCTACAGTATAAATAGAACCATCTTGTAACTTAATAGTATAATCATGAGGATTAAAGATAGGTATTTCAATAGCTTCTCCTTTATCATCTAAAAGAGTTTCACTTTTTATTTTTTGGTCAGAAAGCATAGCTAACACCATTGGAGTTTGATTATGCCATTCAGTATATTCTGTTAAATAATAAGGATTTAATTTTTTAGTAGCTCCTGTAAGACCTGAACTATTTTTAGCTCTGTCTAACTCATTTGTAGCATCTTGAAGAATACCTAGCATTTCTATAAACAATCTAGTTTTTTTAATCTCTTGTTTATAAGAATTCATTCCTGGCACTCTTCTTAATCCTTTTCTATTTATAAAAGCCATAGCTGGATATATAGCTCCTTCTGTCCAGTATTTTCCAGTATCATGTAACATAGCTGAATAAATTCCTTGAAATCTATTCATAATTTGAGCTTTAACATTCCAAGCTAATCCCTTAAAGATAGTAAGTTTACTTGCCACAGTATCATAGACAGCAGAAATAGCATAATAATGCCCAGAGTTATCTATAATATCTTGGATAACAATTTTTTCATTTATAAGAGTATTTTTAATTTCTTCTAGCTCAGCCAAAGTTTCTATGTTAACATTAGGGTCAAAATTATCAATATCTTGTTGAGTAGCATCTATTCTATTAGATAGGGAGTTTAAATATTCTTGAGCCTGTTTTATAAAATCTTTTTCTTCTACAGTATAAGTTCTACCTAATTTTCCCCAATAGTAACTTAACTCAGACATATCATCTTCTCCTCTATTTTTTACAGCTTTGTTAACCCAATAATTCATTCTTTCTTCTGCATTAATTCTTCTGTCAGAAATATCATTGGACTTAGTTTTCTTACCAGTGTATTTAAGAACCTTAGAAGTTAAAGTAGAACCTTGTTTTTTCTCTTTCTTAATAGTTTCATATAAATCTTTAAGAATACTAATTTTAGGTAAAGATTTTTTTTGTGCCTTATAAGTCCCTGTTGCATCTAAATAAGCTCTCAACATTACAGGTAAGTTAAAAGTCTGTTCTTCCATTACTTGATTAGTTAATACTTCTCTTAAGGCACTTACAGGAAAATCTTTTCCAAAAGTTTGAATTAAATCATTAATAGGAACTTCTGTAATTTTTTGAATTAAATCTACTGTTTCAGAATTTAATAAAGTTAAATCTACAGTGCTATTTTCTTTTACCCCTCTTTTTTCAGCATTAGCTATAGCAAAAAGAAGAGTCTTAAATCTTTTATTAACTGTATCTTGAATAGTCTGAACATTAGTTAAAGCTACTTTATCACTTTCAGAAATATTTCTGACTGGTTTTGTAAACCAACTTTTTAAAACTTTAGCTGTTGATTTTTTTAAAAAGACTGCCTTGTTAGTTAAACTATTATTTTTACTTAAAAGAATATCTAAAACAGATTTCTCCATTCTTAAAATTGAGTTATGACTCAAAGGAGTATTAGAATCATTTAAAGTGTTATTCATCCACTCTGTAGCTTCACTAATAGTTTCCCAAAATTTTAAGAGAGTGGGGTTATTTTCAATAGTACTAAAATTTTTATCATAATAACCAGACTCTGAAATGTTAGTATCTCCTGTCAAAGTATTATAAGTTTCAACATCTTTTTTAGGTATAAAAGTATTAAATCTTAATAAAGATTGATACTGATTACCTTGAGATCCAATTTGATAGTCTACTCTACCTTGTTGTCCTGAATTATGGGCTTTAATAAACTCAAAAGGATTTCTTCTTCTAGCTCCTATATTATAACTATGTAAAACATCTAAAGGTAATTCTGAAGGAAGGTTAACTTTATAATCTAGTAGAAGTTCATTTAAGTCTTGGTTTAAGTTGTACATATAAGTTTCTAATAAACTAGTTTGATTTTCTACTAGTTTATTATACTCATACTCTCCTATATTTTTCTTTAGTTCTTCTCTGTAAACTTGAGATTCTGCAAGGTCAAAATACTGAGAAAATACTGCAAATTCTGGATTGTCTATTATTTCAGGTAATTTTTGAAGTTGAATAAAATCTGTTTTTTCATTTAACCAATTGTATTTTTCAACTAAGGTTTCATTGGCTTCTATAAAATTTTCTTGAGCTATAGCTGTATCTAATTTTGCAGAGTTTTTTGACATAAAAGAAGATACCTCATGAAACCATTTATGAGAAAACTTACCTATTAACCTTCCTGTCTTATTATCTTTAGAAGTTTTTTGATAAAAAAGGTCATAAGAAACTTCAGATATATGTTTACCTAAAAGAGGAAGTTTATTAAAATAAGTAATGCCAAAATTTAATTTAAGTAATTCTTCTTTTACTTTTTCTTCTATTTCAGATATAGATTGTATAAAAGTATTAGCCTCTACTCTAGAGGTAGCTTTTTTCTCTTTTAAGACATTAACTATTAATTGCCCTAATAAATCTTGGGTTGTAAAACTAAAGTCTGCAGAAAGAAGATATTTACTTAACTTATCTAAATCTTGTTGACTTTGTTCTTTACTGGTAGAATCTATAGCTAAGATGATATCTCTAATATCTTCAGAACTGTTACCAAACATTGTTTTTAAAACGTCAGAATCTCCTATTATTTCTAATAGATACTCTTTTTTAGCTTTCATGATAGCTCCTTCAGCATTTTGAACTACTACAGTTAATTCATCTAGTTTTTTCTTAATATCCGGGTCAATTAAATTAGGGTCTGAGATGTCTACTAAAGTATTAGTAATATTTGTTCCAGAGTAATTAGAAATACTCTTAAAGTAATTAATATAGCTCTCTGCTAAATGGAGATTTTCTAAAGTAGGTTTCTCAATAAGACTTTGCATAAAAGCTATATCATTATTAAAAATAGACATAGTTTTACTAAAAATATCTGGGTCATTAATAAGACTATTAATATCTTTATTAAGTTTAGCTTTTAAATCAGTTAGTTCTCTAAGTTCTTGTTTAACCTCTACAGACTTATCTGTTCTAGTTTTTTGTTGAGCATCTTTTAATTTTTTTTCTGTTTCTTTTAGAATATTCTTTTTAAATTCAATTACAGAATTGTAGTTAGTAGGAGAATATACAAGACCTGAAGGCATAAATAAAGTAAGTTGCTCTCCTTCTGCAGTGTCATCTTTTTTAATTTCTTTAATTTCTATAGGGGATACAGGACCTCTATACTTATAACTAGCATCAGCATTTCTATTAGCTATTTCTTGTTGTTGTCTTTTAAACCCTGTAACAGCTAAAGGAGATACACTATATTTGTATACATACTCTCCAGTATTTTCATTAAATAATGTAGCTTTATATTCAATTTTATGGTCAGTTTGTTTTTTATTGTACCTAATAAGAGCATAAGCTTGTTCTTTACTTAAAATGTTTCCCCTTTTAGTTGAAGGCATATTTTGTTCTAATAAAGCAGAAACTTTATTTTTAGAAATAGGTCCAATCTTAATCTCTTCAGGTAAAAAATTTACATTTTGAATTTCTTGCACAGTAGGAAATTTATCTAAACCATTAGATTCTTGCCACAAAGAAACCTTTGCAGCAAGAACTATAGGATTAATATTAGATTGTTCAGCTAAAGCTTTAAATTCTTTTGAATTTTTATTTACACAATTTGCCATACTAATTACATTCTTTAATTTTTTGTTTTTCTTCAGATGTCAAACTATTCCACTCTTCTTCTGAAATATTTAAACTAGCTATTTTAGCAGAATAAGGTAAAAGATTTACTTCAGGAGTTAACTCAGAATCTGTACTATAATCCTGACTAGGAGCATTTTCAGTATCTTCTTGTTCTATTAAAGCTCTATCTGCTATCTCTTGCTCTAATGCAGATACATCTACATCTGTTGTAGCAAAGATATCATTTTGTTTTTTAATTTCAGTTTCACTTTCAATAAAATTCAGAACATTGTTTAAAGAAGTTTCAGCTAAAGTGCCAGCTTTAATCTCAATACCTAATTGAGCTAAAGTATTCTTAATAGCTTCTACAAACTTATCTAATAAATTAACTCCAGAGTCTGTTTTAAGAGTACTCAAATATTTTTGAAAACTCTCTGATTCAAAAGCTACAGCTACAAACTCAAGAATATCTACAGCAGGGTATCCAATCTCTAATTCTTCTGAAGTCATTAAAGTAGGTATCTTAGCTCTTAAATCTAAAGTTTTTTGTTTAGCTTTTTCTATTAAACTAGCATCTGTTTTTGAAATAAAATCTTGCCAAACTTCATGTAAAGCAACAACATGTCCAGGAGCTGAAGGAGAAAGAACAGAGTAAAATCCATCTTTATCTTTACTGTAGTACTTTAATAAATCTCTATGTGTTAAAGCATGCATTACTTCATGCATAAACACTCTTTCTCTTTTATCTAAAGGTGTGTTTTGATCAATATAAATAACTCCTTCCAGGTAAGCTCCAGAAGTAGTTACTCCAAAGATAGATTTAGTATCTACTATTTTTACTTGAGTATTACTGGCAAAAGGAATTAGAACTTCAGCTAAAACTTTATGTCTTTTAGAGCTTTCTTTTCCTGAGTTAGCTATCCTTTTCAAAGTATCTGAAACACTAGAATCATTTTGGACTGTCCCTAATTTTGGATCAAAAACAGTATCAAACTCTGTTTTAACTCCTGTAACTGCAGGTTGATTTTCCACAGTTTTAGAAGGAGCATTTTCAATAATAGATTTTGCACTTTTGACTAGTGCTTGATATTCATTCATACCATGAACTCCTAAGACATTAATTCTTTGATAAGTATTATTTCCTATATGTTCATAAAGTTGATATTTGTTTTGTTTTAATTTGCCTTGTTTACCTTTACTGGATTTTCTAATAGTAATAAATTTAGGAGATTCTGGCTCATTTAAAATGAAAGTATCTGCATTATTTTTATTTACATCATCAGGAAAAACTTTAGCTTCTTGAGGATTGTGTTGGAAATATTGTTTTATAAAAATACTTTTCTCAACACTGTTTTCTCCAGGAGCCCCTAGTAATTGTGTAAAAATAGCAGGATTTCTCTTTACATTTATTCTTTGCATAATAGTAGCTGCAGATACAAAACCATCTTTAGTTTTAACTCCTACTTGTGAAAGATATTCTACAGGAATGTATTTAATAAACTGAATAGCTTCTTGAACTCCTCCCTCTAAATAAGCATAAGTAATTAACTCTTGAGCCAATTGTTTTGTAGAAAAAGGTTGCCCATTCCAATTTGGAAGAGGTTTATCCTGAATAATCAATTCTGCTAAAGAATTGTAGAGATATTTTTCTTCTAAGTTATCACTAATAGTGTTATTGTATTTTACAAAAGAAGGACTTACTCCATCTACTTCTACTTCATAAGTAAACCTGTTTAAAAGTTTGTTGTTTACAATAGCTTCTTCATTAGTGTTTTTACTTAAATACTCTGCTAAAGAAGTATTAGATGCACTACTAATGAATAATCTCTTTCTTTCTACTGCAGTATCTTCTGTATATAGACCCAACCCTTTCCAAGAATAGATATACTTTTTAACTTCTTTAATAATACTTAAAGTTTTTTCTATGTTTTTAAATTTGTTGGTAGCATCTACTTCAGAGATATTTAAAATTTCACTAATTACAGCTTGTAATCCTGGATCATTATAAGGAAAAAAGTCTGACCATAATGTTTGAGAAGTGTATACACCTTGCACTACAATTTGTCCTTGAGGTGTCTGAGGCTTTACATAATAGTCTCCTATTCTAACATAACCTGTTACATCTGATAAGGTATTTATAGGTAAAAAATCTCCTATAAGACTAGACACATTAGCTACTTTACTATTTTCAGAAAATTGAGACAAAGAAGTGTGAACAATATTAGACTCTACTATAGACTTTCCTAAATTACCTGTAAACAATACAGATTGTACTTTTGCTAAGTTTTTAGAGTAGTCATTTAATTCTAAGAATAATTTTAAAGAAGCTAACTGCACAGCAGGAGAAGAACCATTAGTTGTTAAGCCTTCCATTAAAGCATCTCCTGTTAATATAGAGCTGTCTATTTTTAAATCTTCTTGAGTTGAGTCTGTCTTATATTTGTTTTCTAAAGCTTCAATTACTTCTTGTTCTAAGTTAGGGTTATATTTAGCAGTTAAACCTTTCCCTTTTTGCATCATTTCTACATAATCTTTAAGGATAGGTTGAGACAATAAAGCATAGGCTACAGATAAATTTTTAGTAGTTCCATTTTCTGTATAGGTAGTTTTATCAAAACCTAACAAAGTAAGTAAAGAATCTACTCCAATAGTTAATCCATTCACATTTACTCTACCTAAGATTTGTTCTTTTTCATTATCAGTAGCTGTATTTTGTCTTTCAGCAAAAACTTCAGCAATACTCCTAAAACCATCAAGAGTTCTTTCTTTTCCTAAAACTCCCTCAGAAGATAACTTTCCTATTGTTATAGAATAATTTTCTGGCCCTTCTTCAGTGCTTTTTAGTAGCCTTAAAGGAGCTGAAGTTTGTTGAGTTAAAGCATGAAATGTTACATAGTTAGAATAGATTCCAATAGCCATTTTACCTACAGAACCTAATCCCATTTTCTTTTTTTGATATTCATCAGATAAAATAGTGAAAGTAGGAACTATAGATTTTAAAGCTTTCTCAGTTTCTTTAATGCTTTCTCCTTCTTGAGCTAACATTTGAGTTTCTTTAAAAGTTTTACCTGTGCCTATAGATTCTTGAATTAAGTCAGCTTGTTGTCTAGCAAAATCCATAGAAAGAACTTTGTTAATTTTACCTTGAACTTTTTTAGAAGGGTTATTAAATACAGCAGTATGAATTTTTATAAACTCATTCTCTAAAAGTTTTTGATCTAATTTACTTGTTACAATTTCTATTTGTTTTTCAATGTTACTTCCTTGGTCTTGTAACTCTTTAATTGTGTCTTCATCTAATTGAGAGCCTAATAAAGTAAAAAAGTCTTCCATAGAAGCTAAACCAAATTCAGACTTAAAAATATTATTCTCTTCTTCTAAGAGTTTTTTTAATCTAGCTAAAGCTTTTTGTTTATGTTTTTCATTCAATACCTCTATTTTACCAGTTTTGAAATCTACAATGTGATTTAATTGATAGACATTTTCTTTATCCACATCAAAGTCAAGACCTTTTTGTTTAGTAAAGTTTTTAGGCACTATCATTAAATCTCCAACTTCAGGAGGTAAAATTCCAACTATCTCAATGCTAGAAGCAGATACATGAGAAGATGTAGGAGTTCTAAAACTAAATTGGTTTAACAACTCTGGAGAAATCATACCTTCTTTTAATTTCCAAGTTCCATTCTCTCTTTTTTCAATGTAAATAAAATCTCCTTCAGATTTAGCAAATAAATCTACTAATTTACCTTCTTTATTTTTAAATTTAGAAGGGGCTAAAACTTGAGCTTTTCTAAAACTTCCATCAGTATTTACTCCTGCTCCTTGAAGTTCTACTCCATTATAATTATCTAGATAAATAACTCTAGATTCTTGTACTCCAGATAAATTTTCTTGAAAACCAAAACCATTTTCAGAACCGGCTACAAAAGAGTTTCCAGGAATCTTATGATTCATTAATCTATTAGTTACAATAGCATTTAACAAAGACTCAAATCTATCACTGTTTGTAGTTAACCATAAAGGAATTTTAAAATCAAAATACTCATTTCCTTCTTTATCTACTTGAGTTTCTAGACCTAAGCTTTTAATGTCTTGGATTGGATAATTTCTATTTATAGCTTCTTTTTGTAAAAGATTTTGTAACTTCTGCATAGTGACTTTTTCACTCACAGGAACTCCATTAGAGTTCAATCCTAGTTCTTTAAAAAGACTTTGTTTTTTATTTTCAACTAAGTTTGTAAAGACTTCATTGTATTTTTCATACAACTCTTTACCTGTCATAGATTTATCCTCATAATTAAATCCAGATAAATTTAACATACCGTCTCCAAATAACAGTTTAAAAATTTGAGTTCCCATTGCAACTTTATCTTCTTTTTTTAAGTCAGATTTAAAAGGTACATCTTGTTGAATTCTAAAGTCTTTTCTATTAAGAGTTAACATAGCAGTCTCTATACCTTTTAGACTTTCTACATCTAAAGGATCTATTGTTTGACTGTCTATTTTAGCTCCCACTTTATTTGCAGTTTGATAAGAAGCTCTTACAGTTGTATCATATTTAGCCTCTAAAGCTTCTAAAGAAACTCTTAAGTTTTCTAATTTAGTTCCTGCAGTAAGTTCAGGAATTAAAGGAAAAGAAGAAGATTTAATATAAACTGTTCTAGCTACATCATTTTTAATATTTCCTTGCTCATCTTTATCAAATAATTGACCTGTGTATACAGGTTTAATAGGTTGTAAAACAATGCCTAACTCTTCTTTAGTTAAGGTAATACCTTTAATGGCTTTTTCTGTTAAGTCTTTATATTTACTTTCAGAAAGTTTACCATCATGAAATAAAATATATAAATGCTCTTTTAAAGTAGTGTACTCTTGAGCATCAGTAGATTCAATATCAAAGTAATCACCTAACTTTTCAATGTCTTTAAATTTATCTTTTAAAGCTTTTCTAATAACAGTCTGTCTTGTTTTGTTAGCTGTTTTATACTCTGTCAAAGCTTCTTTTATTGTTTGAGAAGCATTTTCAAATAAAGTTCCATTTAAAGCTTCTTCTCCTTCAAATAAAGAAATAAGGTATTCTGCATTTTCTGTAATATCTACAGAATCTTTTAAAAAGATTTGTTTATAAGTTTTATTTGCAGATTCAGCTAAAGTTCTACCTGGAGCAATTAATAAAGCTAATCTTTTTCCTATGTTAATACCTTGTTTTTCAGATAAGGTAGTATAGAAAGTATCATTAGTAGCAAAATAAGGTTTGTCTACTTCTTTAAATAATTTATCTTGAGAGTATAAAGCTGGGTCCCCTGCAATTACAGTAAACATATCTGCATTGTTAAGAACAGAATTTAATACATAATCATAAACAGCTATCTCAAATTTTTCATCAAGATTACCTTTACCAGAGTTTAAATATTTACTATCAAAAACATTAATTTTTATAGTCTGTCCTGATTTATCTTTTTGTTTAAATTCTTCCCAAACTTCAGATTTTTCTGTTACTAAATTGTGCATAGTAGTTTCTACAGCATCTATTAAAGCCTCTTTAAAAAGAATTTCTGTAGCTTTAATATCTCCAGTAACTAAATGCTGTACAACTCTGTCTCCATTCTCATCTACTAAAGTATTTAAGACAGGAAAGAAATTAAATAGTTGAGCCGCATTATCATAGTCTTTAATATCAGTAGCTTTTACATTTTTATGAAAATTAGCTATTCTTTTCATTTCAGGAAGGATTAACTTTTGATATAAAAGCTCTCTTAAATCTTCAGTAAAAGTTACTCCATCTTCTTGTCTGTTAAAAGCTATAGCACTTTCTGCCATAAAATTAAAAGCTCCTGTTGCTACAGTAAGCATTTGAGATTTATCTGACATAGTAGGTAAAAACATTCTTGCTACTCTCATAGTAAAATCTCCTACTTTATGAGCAATTGTACCTTGTTGGGTATCTTGAAACATACCTAATTTAGTGATATCATGATCTAAATTATTCAAGTCTGTGATACCAGCAAAGTTACTTGAAGCTTTTCCAAATTCTTTTAAAGCCTCTAAGCTTAAATAATTAGCCTCTAATTTTTTATAAAAGTTAGGGTCATTTTCTAGTAATTCTAGCAAAGTAGAATTAGAACTTATAGAAATAGACTTTAAGTTTTTTATAAGTTCTCTATCTCCTGAAGAAATACTTTTAATTAAGTCATCAACTCTATCTGTAACAAAAGTAGGATTAGTGATACCTGAAATATTTTTTCCAGCTACTCTAAAATTTTTAGATAGGATTTTACCTGAATATTTACTATCAGCTTTAGCTAAAGTTTTTATAACAGTCTGCATATCATTAAAAGGATGGGCTTTACTGTTCTCTTCAAAATTTAAGTTTTTTTGATTTTGAACTTTTCTTAAGTACTCTGCAAGTAATCCTATAGGAGTATTATTACCTTCAAAGCTTAATGCATAAGGTATAAATGTATTTTGATAACTAAATCCTATAGATTTTAATTCATTCCAATATCCTTTAGATAAGGTAATCCCAAAATTTTCTAACCAAGCCTGAACAGCTTCATCTGTTACATCAAAGTTTTTATCTTTCCAAGAAGAATATTCTCTAAGTAATTCCTCTGCTTTTTCTTTATTAATTAAGTATTCTCCAGCTTCTACATTTACTAAAGGAGATGCTTTAAAATTATTTTTCCAAGAGTTCATAATTACTCTAGAAACTTCATTAGCATTAGTATCATAAACTTGAAGTTTACTACCTTCAGGAGTAGAAATATACATTGTAAACTTCATATTCACAGCATGTTTTCTGTAGTTTACAACTAACTCATTTCTTAATTGAGCATCAGCTTTATCAAATCTTTCCATTAACTCTACAACCCAAGGTTGAGCTTGTTTCATTTCAAGAATTTTAGCTTTCATCATTTCATAGTTAGAGTCTATATAAACTCCAGAACCTAATAATTGATATAAAGTATCATAAACTTCATTGTAGTTAACATAAGTAGGAAGACCTAAGAATCCTTTAATTACATTTCCTTCTAAGTCTAATTTTTTAACACCTGACATAAATCTTCTTAATCTATAAGAAGTTTTATTTTTTCCACTTTCAGTTAAAGAAGCATTATCTTCAAAAGATTTGACTTTCATAGTCACATCTTCCTCTTCCTCTTCTTCTTCAAGATTATCTTTCTTTTCTTTGATATCTGAAGTTTGAGTAACTTCTTGCATAGCTTTTTCAATAATCCCTGCTTGACCAGTATAAGCTTCTCCAGAAGCTTCTAGTACAGTTTTTATACTATCTGCATTCCAATGATTTTCAATATTAGTTAATACTCTTAGAATATTAATAAGATTCTCTTTTTGTGCAGTCACCTCTTCTGAGGCTTCTTGTATTTCAGCAAACTTTTCTAAAATAGCCTGTACTTTTTGTTTTGAAGGCTCTACAATATCTTTATAAGAGTTGCTAATACTAGTTAAAAGCTGCTCTTTATTAATTTTAGTTTCTGGATTTAGATCAATAGCTGTATTGATGTAATTATAAATGAAATCAATTAAATGAGCTTCTTGAGAAATGTCTAATCCTGGTACTAAGTTAAACAAATCTTTTAGAGCTTCAACATCTTCTAAAGTAGCAGGTAAAGCAGAAAAAGATACTCCAGGTTTAAAGCCTAACTCTTGTTGAATTTTTAAAGCTTCTTGTAAAAGTTGTTCTACATTAAAATTCTTATTTTTAATTTCTTCTGTTTCTGCTTTAACTACATCATTAATTTCAGCTATGGCAGTAATAGGAGTAACAACTTCTACTTCAGAAGTGTACTCAAAAACAATAGTAGGCTGTATAGAAGTTACAAATTTTGGATTATTTTCTGTTCCAATATTAAAAGACCTCACACCTGTAGTAAGCTTTTCTTTTAAAAAGTCTTGATAAGTTTTATTTGTATTTACTACTGTACCATTCTCAATAAGAGGTACTTGCATATTCTTATCTAAACCATCTCTTGAAACATTTAGATAAAAATCTTTTTCAGAAGCAATATACAATTGTCTACCAAACTCAGCTCTAGAGTTTCCTGTTTTAGGATGAAAGAAAAGACTAAAGAAAGCATCTGCATCTTGATATCTCATAAGGTTATACCCTGTAATATCTTTAATGTCTTTAATAATTTTTTTAGCTTGAGCTTCTGTCACATCATAATCTCCTCCTACTACAAACTTATTTCTAATTTCTTGGATAACCTGTTTATTTTCTTTATCAACTTGAGTATCAAACATAGAATAAGCTGCCCAGGCCCACTTAACTGTTTCCAATTCTTGAGCTGGAGTTTTACCTATTTCTTTTATGTTTTTATAATTTGAAGTAAGAAAAGCTTGCCAAGTTTGTCTACCTTCAGAGTCAGTACCTATTCTTCTTAAATGCCATACTTTTCCTCTAGCTCCTTTTGCATTAATCATTTCTTTATTAATGACAACTCTTGTACTATCTTCAAAGTACTTATTCATACCTACTTCTAACATATTCTGGTTACCTTGAACCACTATGACAGATTGAGGATTTGCTTCTTTAATAGATAACAATTCTATAAAATTACCCTCTGCATCTTTTATTTTTTCAATTGTATAAAAAGCACCATTATTTTTTTCTTTAATAGTAACCTTATTTACTCCTTGATTAATAACAGCTTTTCTAAAACTAGAAATAGTATTTTGAGATTCCTCAATAGCTTGTCTGTGACTAGAACTAATACTACTAGGGTTCACACTATTATCTTTTCTATTAGGGTCAGCTACATTCCAAGGATTGTACCAAGAAGTTTCATGAATATAAGCTACAGGTTGCCCCTCATTATTATAAGCAACTACAGGCACTGAATTAATAAAATCTTCTGAGTTTCTGTAATCAGGATTTGCATTTAACTTCTCTTGAAAAATTTCAGAATAGGGTTTAGTAATAGGTTTATTTTCAGAATCTCTTCCTACATAAACTCTAATATTACTCCACTCAGCTTCTGGAACCATACCTACATTAACTTTAGAGCCAGGTAAATACTTGTCCCAATCTAATAATTCTCTATAATCTATAGCCCCTTCTTCATAATTTAAGGTGTCTGTTAAAACAGGTTGTCTAACAAAAGTACCTGTCTTTTTACCTTGAGCATCTAATATTTCTATTTCTTCATATTTAATTGCATTAAAGCCAAACCTTAAAGCTAGACTAGTAATTCTTCTATCATTTAAAGATTTAACAGGAACATTTTCATCATTAAAAGTCACAGTTTTAACTTGAGCTTTTTCAGTAATTTTTAATTGTTCATTACCATCTGCAACAACTTCTTCTGCAGTACTTACTTTAGTAGCTACATTTTTAAAAATGGCATCAATATGAGCTTGAGCTTCTTGAACTGTATTTTTTAAAGGTTCAAAAACCTCATCATAAATCTCTTCAAAATTAGTTTCTGCTAATCCAGCTACTTTCCAGCCTAATACATAAGCATCAAAAGACTCTTCTGCTTTTTCTTTAGTAGTAAACCTAATAAAATAATTAAGAAGATCTTTAAAAGTAGGTTCTTGCCCTGAAACTTTTTTCATATCTCCATAAACTTTTTTAACTACTGCTCCTACAATTTTAACTTGCTCTTCATTAAAAGCTCCAGTATCTGCAGGCATTAAAGATAGTGGATCTAAAAAATCATCTTGAGAAACTACAACAGCTTCTGCACTAATTTTAGTTACTTCAGGGGTTCCTTCTTTTTTAACTTCATTAGGTTTAGTAACAGCTTCAATTTGTTGTTGAGCTTCATTGATAGATTGAGAAATAGCTCCCATAGTCACTGGCAACTCTTCTTCAACAGCATCTTCTCTTAAAGAATTTTCTATAAACTTGCTTAGAGTTTCTGCAGTAATATCTGACTCAATATTAAATAATTCTTTAATAGTCTCAGGATTAACTTTTTGATTAGCATTAAACTCTTCTAATAAAACAGGAGCTGCAATTTCTAAGGTATCAAAATACTCATCCTGAATCTCTTCATTATCCAAAATAATAGGATGTAATAAGCTTTGTTTAACAGTCTCTAATTGAGTTTGATGTTTTGTAATATCTTCTGCTGTAGCTTCTTGTACATTTTCATTTTCTATTGCATTTTCAGTGGCATTAATAAGTTTTACTTTTTCTTCTGACACTTTTTTAGCAGTCTCTTGAAGCAAAGCAATTCTATCAAAAGAACCAGTTTGTTTTTGTTTAGCTTGTAGTTTTGCTATTTTTTTATACTTCTGTTTGATTTCTTCAACTTTTTGAGCTGATAAACCTAGAGTATCTAATCTTACAAAAGCTTGGTCTATAAATTTATCATTTAAAATAACTTCCCCTGTAGAATCAAATTCTAATCCGGCATCTGTTAAATTATTTTCTTGAATGTATCTGACAGAGTCAGAAAATTGAATCTGAACATTTTTAATTTTTTGTAAGGTTTCCTCATACTTAGGACTGACTTGCTCATTAAAAGCTTTAACAGTCATTTTTCTAGCTGAGTCTATATTATTTCTTGCAGCTTTTAAGCTTACATAAGTCTGTACAGCAGGTAATTCAGCTTTATCTAAAGCTTGTTTAAACTTTTCTAACTTTTCTGCTTCTTCTGCATCTACAGGTTCTATTTCTAATAAAGTATCTGGGTTACTTACTACAGGCATTAAAGAGGCCTCTACATTAATTGTAGATAAGTAATCTTGGTATTCTTGATTTGCAAGTTCTCTTTGAGTCAAAATCTCTTTATCTAATTGCTCTAAAGATTGTCCAAGGTTAAGTTTAGAAGCTGCTAAATCTACAATTTTATCTATGTTACTTCTAGTCCCATATTTTTTATAAGTTTTATTTAAATCTGAAATCTTACCTTTAGCTAAAAGAATATTCAATGCAGTTTCTTCACTAAACTTAGTGTTTTTATTTTCAATAACTTTATCTAAAGTTTTTTCAAATTCATCTAAAGTATTAGTTTTAATTGCTTTTATGGCTAAATTAAAAAACTTCTTTTGTTCAATAGTATCTGCAGCCTCAAGAGATTCTGGAGTACCCTCTTCTCTTAAAGCTTGAATTTTATGATCATAGTCTACTTGACTAAAAATAGTTCCTCCTGAAGCCATTAAAACAGTTTCAGCTAAGTCTTCATCAGTCATAGAATTATCAATAGCTTTATACATATCTCTAATAGCAGCTCTCTCTTCATAAAACTCTTGTCTTTTTTTATAATTAGCTACATTTCCAACAGCCCCTAAAGCTGTAGTGTGACCACTCATTAATAAAGTTTGTCCAGCTACATCTGCATAAAAATCAGGATTAGCTAATTCTTCAAGTTGAGTTAAGTACTGAGAAGTAAAGTTTTCAAATCTAAGAGTTGGAGTAGCTTGTACTACAAGCTCTTCAATAAATTCTCCAGGTAAACCATCATAAATTTTATTAGCTCCTGTGTGGTATAAAGCTTTACTACTAAGTTTACCTATTCCTAAGTTGTTTACATAGTTCTGGCCTTGTTTAGGTATCTCAGAAAGAAATTTTCTAGTCTTTTGAAAAGGTAATTTAGATATCCAACCTTTTGTAGTTTTATTATTTAATAATCTATTACCTAATTTTCCTACATACATTTCAGAACCAAACTCTTTTACAGTCTCTGTATAACCATACAAATAAGATTCTTCCCAAGACTTAGGTCTTAACATTTCTTTTTCTCCTTCTAAAGAAGATAGGTAATTGTTTAATTCTTCTAATTGAGTCTTATCTTGATTTGATAAGTTAGTCTTATTTTCTAGTTTAGAAATTGCATATTCTAGATTACTTTTTTTAAGGTCATACTCTTTCATAAATTGAGTATAAGCTGCATCATTAGTTACAACTTTTTTAGACCCATCTTTATCTACAACTAATCTCACATCTCCTACTTGCTGTCTTAACATTGAAGCATAAGTAGTAGGAGAAACTGCAGCTTGAGTTCCTAAGCCTACTGCTCCAGGAATAACTTTTTCTATTAAACCAATCTTTAATCTTTTTTTAAGGCTATTCTTTAAAGTTTTTTTAATGACATTTTTAGTAACTTGTTGCATTCCTGTTTTTGCTAAACTCCCTGCTCCTCCTGTTAAAAAAGTAGACCCTATAAAAATTAAAGAAGACCCTGTACCTTCTCCAGTTTTATACCAAAAGGCATCTCTCTTACCTGTTTTTTCAACTACATCATTGAATTCAGCATAAGACCTTAAAAAGTCATTTTCTTCAGGAGTTCTCTCTTGCTCTTTTTTATCAATGACTTTTAATAAAGACATATCTGTAAGCATTCCTTGTACTCCTAGAGTTCCTATGTTTCTCCAATCATTTTGAAGCCCTGACCAAGCATTTCTTTTATTTGCATTGTAGTCTTCAAGTAACTCTAAAGATTTATTATGTTGAGTTAAAGTAGCTCTTTTTAAATCTCTTTTATACCTAACTTCTTTAGCCTGAGTTAATTTATTTTGTTGATCTATTTGTTCTGGAGTAAACTCATTTCCAAGTAGACTTGTTTTTTCTTTTTTAGGAGAAATTAAATCTGCAAAACTTTCTAATAAGTCATAACTAAATTTTTGAGAGGGAGTCAAATCATCAGAAGCATCTATACCAATAAGAGAATCATGCTCTTTACTTAAAGCATCAATCTCTTCTTTGCTTTTTAATACTAGCCCAGCTTTATACTCTTCATACCTTTTAAGAGAAGGAGCTTGAGTTTTGTTAACAACCTCTTTTAAATCTTTAATTTGAGAATCTATTGCTGCAATTTGTTTTTGAGGAGAAGTTAACTCCTGTCCCATAATATTTTGTACTACAGGAGAAACAAAATCAGTTATATTAGAAACTATATCTGATATAAGTCCAGAAGCATACTTGTTTTTATTTAAGTTTGCTTTTTCTTTTTCTAATTGTAGTAACTTCTCTTCTTTAAATTTAAAGTCAAGAAACTTTTTATCATCTTTTACATCTAACTTAATAACTTCATCTAAAGAACCTTTTTCAGGATTAAGATAAAACTCTTCTTTTTGTTTTTTAAGTTCTAAAGCTGCATTTCTGGCAACAACTAATTTATCTAATTGTAAACTAGATTCAGACTGTTCATTTAAAACTTTATCAAATTGACCTGCAGGGGCTGAAGCAGCTTTACCTACTTGCTTCATAGAAGTAGTTGTACCTGGTTGAAACTTAGTCAACTCATTAGTCTTATACTCTTTTTGACTGTCAACTAACTTTGTAAATCTTTCTAAAGGAGTTAAATTTTTTTTTCCAGACATGATAATTAATTTAGAATTGTAAAATTAGTAAAATTTATTCAGAAAGTATCAGATCAGAAATAATATCTAAAGTATTTACATCTTTTATATTAGAAGTTCTTCCATTTCCAACTACATCTCCTTTTTTATGTAAAAGAGTTTTTTTACCATTAATAGTTTGATAGTAGTCTTTACCATAATAAGTAAGACCATTGCCTAGTGGAATAACAGCATTACTTTTACTTAACTTTCTTTCTGTTCTCATTCTTCTACCCTCTTGACTATTTAGAATTTCATTAACAGGACCTGTTTCAATATTACTAATTCTTCCTATTACTTCTTTACCTTGTACATTAATTTTAATGCCATAATCCATTTTGTCTGAATCATTCATTGCCCAAATAGGAGTAACTCCTGATTTATCCGTATTAAAATTAACTATGTTAGTACCATCTGTATATACAAAAGTTTGCTTTCCTAATTCCCCTGTTTGAGAGCCTCCTGTTACAGGAGTCTTTTTATAAAAACCATATTTGACTAAATCATTCATAGATACCTGAGTTCCTCCTATGTCTCTAAAAGAAGTAACTCCATTTTGAACTACTTTAATTTTAAAACCTGAAGGTAGTGTCATTTTTACATTCATGTGTAAACCATTATTAAAAACATGGTCAGCAACTTTTTGTTGTTGTTTAGTAGTTAACCCTGTTTTTTCCCAAGACATATTAGTATCTCTAGTGGTAATATAGTTAGAATCTAAATGTAAATTCCAAGCCTCTTGAGCTTTAGGGTCAGTACTATTAGCATCAAAACCAGTCTCTCTTTTAAAGTCAGCTTTTGTAGCTTGTAACACTTTATTTTTATAAGAAGCATCTTGGTACTGTTGATAAATTTCTTTACCTGCTGCAGTATTTTTTACTGCACTAAAGTCTCCTTTTTCAATAGCTTTTATAAGAGAAGCATTATCAGGATTTTTTATAAACTCACTGTAACTAGAAGCTCCACTTTGGTCTACAAGTAATTGAATAGCTTGAACTTTAGATTGTTTAATACCTGCATAAGCTTTTTCTAAATTTGCATTGAAAGTTTTAGAATCTTTACCTGCATAAGCAGTGTAAGTTGCTCCCTCTTTTCCTCCTTCTAAGGTAGCTCCTACATATACAGTCTCCATTTTATCCATTTCTTTAGCAGCTCCAACTGTGTTCATTATCTTTCCTCCTCCAATAGAAGTTTCTTTTCCTCCATATTTTTGTTGAAGTAAATTTAAACTGCTACCAAAAAATGAACCTGCCTCAGTATTTAATCCTTCAGGAGTAATACTATTTTCATAACCATACATATCATATTTTTGTCTTTGAGCTATCCCTTGTAAGTAATTTGGAGTAGTCTCTAAAAAGTTTTTATACATTGATTGAAGTTGGTCAGGAGTAAAGAATTTTTCACTACTATTACTTTTTACTCTCCATCCTCCTCTATCATTATCCCAACTCGTAGAATGATTAACTCCTGGAACTGCTCCTTTCATTATATCTTCTAAAACTATTAATGTGTCTTTAACTCCAATAGTTTCTTCTGTTTGAAAAGTATTAAAAACCCCAGGAGACTTATAATCTACTCCTGAGTATTCTTGCATCTTAGTTGCTTTTATTTTATCAAACAAACCTGGAGCATAAAGATTAGGATCTTTTTTAATTTTTTCTTCTTCTGCTGTTACCCAATCATCATAAAGTTTTTTATTATGTTGCATGCTAGCTACTTTACCTAAAGACCAATCTTCATTAATTCTTTTCTTTAAACTGTAAAGAGTAGTCTTATCATAACTCATAACATTATTTAAAATAGAGTTTACACTAGTATCTATTTCATCTTCATATTGTTTAATAAGTTTTTGTAATTCTGGTTTGTCAGGATCTAAAACTTGAGCTTTAAGAGTTTCTCCTAAAGCTGTTCTTGCATCTATATCTCCTTGAATTTCTTGGTCTTTTTTTGCTATAGCTCCAGCCATTAATTCATAGGGAGCTTGGTACATTGCATTGTCTAAAAAAGTGGCTTCTGTACCTTTGTAAAATTGTCCCATGATTATTGCTTATTAGTTTTTAATTGTTTTAATAACTCATTGATTTGTCCTTGAGTTAACTTCATTTTTTTACCTGTTGCAGGGTCTGTAAAATCTATGGTCTTAGCTGAAAGATCTCCATTATTTTCTCCTTGTACATAAGTACCAGAGTTTTTAACTAAATTCCATTTAGCTTTATTAGATTTCATATCATTAAAATCTGCTCCAGCCTGCATAAGACCTTCAGCAAATTGATTTCTTCCTAATCCTAAAGCAGTGTAGTAAGCATCCTTAGCAGCTTCATTAGCAATAGCAGCATCATACTCTCCTTTACCTTTAAGTTGGTCTGCATTCATAGCCACTCCTGATTTTTGTACATCTATCTGAGATAGTTGTCCTGCAGCATTAGCACTGATTTCTGCAATCTGTTGATTTAAAGCTGTATCATAAAGCCAATCCATAGCTCTCATTTGGTTTACTCCTCTAGCACTTCCTCTAGCACCTTTCTTACCTCCTCTACTTGTAGTAGAAGCTTTAATAATAGCTTGAGCTTTTTGACCTTCTATAGAAGCTTTAGCATTATCAAGTAATTTTTGAGACTCTTTTCCAGCATTTTTATAAACATTAGTATGAGTTACATCAGTACTTCTCTGTTCAGCAGCATTCTTCATACCTGCTGTCATCCCTAGATAATTACCAATAAGTTTAGTCATATCTCCTGTAGTAGGCATATTATCTCCTAATGCTTTCATAAACTTATTTTCTCCTGGAGTTTTCATCTCACCTGTAAAATGTTCAGGAGTATCTCCTTTAAATTTACCAAATTGTCTAGGAGAAGTTTGAGTGTTGCCAGTATTTTCTAAAGGAACAAAAGTTGAAATAAAATCTCCAGCTCCATAATCTTTAGCTATCTCTGGTTTTTCTCCAAAGTTATTTGCCATACTCAGTACTGGAGAAGGCTCTAGATTTTTCATATAATCAGGAGCTGTAGGCTTTGGAGTAGCCATTGCATATTTTTTATTTATACTTTTACTAGTTCCTATTACTCCTGGAGTTTGTAGCATAGAAGCTATATCTACAATAGGGTTTCCAAATTCATCATATTGAATTTCTCCTACTGTACCACCATTAGCCATTTTTTGAATACCTTCTACACCTGTACCAAAAGCTTTAACCATAGTATCAGCCATAGCTTGCATATTATTTACTTGCTCTTGGAATTGTAAGTCACTAGCTTCTTCTTTTTGAACAGCTTCCATTCTTCTTTTCAAAGCATTCTTAGTAGCAACATCTACTAACTTATCAGAAGCAGCTTTTTCAAGATTAGCTATTTTTCTTTCTCTGGCTTCTTTTCTTTCAGCTAAAGTTTTACCTCCTACTTTTAATCTGTCTGAATATACTTTAGTCCCCTCTTCTACATCTTGTCCTACTTCTAATGGAATACCTCCTTGTTCATGGCTAGGGCCTTCAAATTCTCCTACTTCTCCTTGTGGAGTTTCATACATTTCTCCTCCTTCTACTTCTACATCTTCTTGAACATCATTCATTCCCATAGCTGCAGTAGCTCCTGCCATAACTCCTTTAGCACCTGAAGGATTTGGAGTAGTCCCTCCTCCTTTTCCTCCTCCTGTAAAGCTACCTGCCATGCCTATACCTTGTTGCATAAGTCCTCCAACCATAGCTGTAATAGGTAACCAAGGATTTGACAAAGCTTCAGATTCAGCTTTAGCTAACATGATATTGTAATCATTCATAGCTTCAGCAGGAGAGATTATATAGTTATTAGGATCCATGCCATTAGAGTTAGTTCCATTAGCATATTTTTTTCTAGGGTTCATTTTTGATTTCATAATTCCTTGGGAGTTAGTGCCATAAGCTAATTGTTGTTCTTTCCACTTTTTAAGTTGGATAGAGTTAGTTATAGGAGTGTAAGAAGTGTTAGACTCTGTACCTGGTTTTTCTACTTTACCATGTTTAGGATTTGTGTTATAGTAAATTACTTTTTTAGGTACAGGTTGATATTCTTTTTCTTCTTGTTTCTGTAAGATAGGATCTATTACTTGATTTTGTGTAGCTCCTGCTACATCACTTAAAGTATTGATAGTATTTAAAGTTGCTGCTGTTGTATTAATAGCATCTTGTTTTGCAGGAGCTTTTGCTGTAATTTTTTCAACTATTTTAGCAGTACCTTTTTCAACTCCTTTAATCCCTTTTTCAAAAGTTTTTGCTCCTTCTCCAACAACAATAGAAGCTGCTGCTATAGGATTAGCTTTACCTCCTTTACTTACTTTTTGAGCTGCTTTACCAAAAGTAGTCCCTTCTTTTAAAATTGTAGGTACTACTTTTTCAGTTTTTGCTACAACTTTGTTTACTTTATTTAAAGCTTTAATATACTTATTTGCTGTTCTTACCCCTTTAATAGCTTTACCTGCTTTTCCTATAATAGGTAAAGCTCCTAAAACTTCTAACCCAGTTTCTAAAGAAAGTAATCCATTCTTTTTGTAACTTCTATAAACATCATCATAAGATGAGATTCCTGTAGGATCAAAGATTTCAAAAATATCTTCAGCCAAAGAATCTTTTGAAGAAGTCTTTTTATACTTCTTAGCAGGGTTAGGTTTCTTATTAGATTTTTTAGGTGGTAACATCTTGCTTTAATTTATTAAAGGTTAAACTTATCTTTCTGATATATTTTTATTTAAACTAGAATAGTAGAAAGTCAGCCTTTTATTGGTATCAAAAGTATCAAAAATTAATCTGACTACCAAGAACTTGTCTCTGAAACTTTCTAATTCATTCCAACTCTTAGTATAAGAAAGACATGCCGGGTTTACAATTTTGTCTATGTAATAGTTAGATTGTAATGCATTCAATTCTTTAATAAACATAGGAACTGCTACAGTAGTTCTAATATCTCTCATATCATTTAAAGTCCAATCTCTTTCATTTCTATCAGCTAGAATAGAGCCTGAGCCTAAAGTATTTTGAGTTTGTTGTAATAAATAGTTACTAGAGTCATTAGACTTAGTTGTAATATTTAAGATACCACTTATTTGTTCTGTATTATAAAATAAAACTTTATTGAAAGTAGTATTTCTAATATCATTATACTCTTGAGTAGTTGCATCAAATTGTTTAGCTTCAGTTTGAAACATCATATAATTCCAAAGTTTAGTTGATAACAACTGAGGGTTATCTACATACTCCACAATAAAAGGATAAGTAGTTCCATAAAAAGTTCTGTAGTGGCCTTGTCTATTATGTCTCCATAAAGAATTAGATCCTTGAGGCCATGAATAAAACTTCTCTTGATTATGTAAATAGAAACTAGGTAAATAAGGATGCCAACTTCTCCACTCTTGTCTTTTTAAAGAGTAACTCATAGTCCAACTATTATTAACTAAGTTAGCAGCTAAGTTATAAGGAGTTCCAGAGATGTAATCATACTCTACAGTTTCAATTTCTACTTCTTCTGTCACTGTAGTTGTTTCATAGTATCCAGGTATATCTACAGCAGGAGCACAGTTTTGACTTAAATCATAAGTGTAATTTGCAGTAGTAATTTCAAAAGTGTAACCAGCTTCAATCATAATTAAAAAGACTCCAGCAGTACAGTCATTTACATCTAATAATAATTCTACATAACCTACAACAGGAATTACTCCAGTGTATAATACTACAGTGTTTCCTTCACAGTTTATGTAACCTACTACATAAAAACCTGAACCAGGAGGAACATACTCAGACTCTGTAGATTGTATTATGATAGCAGCTTTTTTAATAAAAGAGTAAGGTGAAACACACTCATCACCTCCAGGCACAGGAGGAACCCAAGTTTGAATTTCTCTTGTTATAGTTTCTGTAGTAATAACTTTTCTTTGAAAAGCTAACTCACAATCTTGTATACCTATGTAATCCCAACCATCAGCTACTTTATCTGCAATAGTTTCAGAAATGTTTTCAAAAATTACAGGTGTAGAAGACCCTAAACATAATTGATAATCTTGAGCAGGAAGATTTAATAATTTAAAATCTTTCTTAGTTACAATTAACCTCTCCTTATTAGTATCATAAGTGGATATAAAACCTACTCCTAAAGGATTAGAAGGGTTATTAGAATAAGGATATTGCTCTCTGTTAGCATTATAGTAATCTTGCTCAACTAGGAAATCCATGTGAGTTTTAAACCAAGAAGAATTACCATTATCACTAATAGGCTGTAACTGCTCTCCATTAAATAAGTACCATTTCTTTTCTTTTACAGAAGGAAATAATACTCCATACTTAGTTTTAGTTCTACCCCATTTGTGTTTATTACCAGCAGAAGAGTTATTGTCATCTACCATTTTTCTTGGGGGAATAGAAAAGTAATCTCCAGTCCCAATGAAAGAAATGACATCTCCTGTAACTCTTTCTTGAAAACTCTGAGGACAATGCCAAAGACCTTCTTCAGTGTGAATGTAAAGATTATTTTGTATTCTAAAGATATCAGTTATTTTTCCTGTTTCAGCTTCAAGGTCTTTGTAGTTGTTAGGTAAAAACATTCTAAAGTTATCTGTAATTTCTTCTTGAAAAGCTTGCTCTGACCAATGCCATCTATGAGGAAACTTTTCAGTACAATCTGAACAGCAATCATATTCTAAAGCTAAATGGTTAAAGAACTTTTGTTTATTTCTTCTAGTATAATCTGGATTTAAAAGATACATTTCTGCAGCAGCTAATCCAATATAACTTTTATATCCTTTTCTTTTAGCATCAAAGAAGGTAAGTTTATTTACCATGTGACTATCTAAAGAAGTGGTAGGTTTAATATTTTCTGTAGTAACAGAGTAGATATCAAAGTATTCCCAACTTCCTTCAGGGACATTAGTGCCTTCTTCTCTATTCTTAGGGGCCCCTAAAAAATCAGGAGTACTGTCTGTAGCTCCATGTCTTAAATTCATATTAATTGAAGATTCAAACCATAAGTTAGCACATTCTCCTAACCATTGAATTTCATCATCAGATGGATTTTTTCTAAAACCTCTTTCTTCTCCAGATACAGGATCTTTATCTACTAACACATAGTGGTCAGTTACAGTGTCCCTAAGACCTGCGTTATACAATTCATTGTAAGCTTTGTTCCAAGCATCTTGTTTAATTCCTGACATAACTAAAGAAGTAGCTACACCTACTGCTGCTGCTGAAGCAGCTAAACCTGCAGAAGCAACTATTAAAGGAGTTCCTGCACCAAGACTAAAGATAGTCACTACAATAGCAGCTACTACAAGAACTGCAGCTATAATAAAATTCCAAGCATTAGTTTTACCTGCTCTTTTTCTCATTCTAGTATCATGATAAATACTATTTACATATCTCATAGGACATATATAACTATCTCCATTAAAGATTTCACAAGTACTTGTAGTAAAAGATTCAGGATTTCTACTTTCTTTATAGTAAGGGTCTAATCTAAAATTAGAGTAAGGATTAGTTTGTTGTCTAAAAAGATAGACATAAGGTAAACTATTAACTACTCCGAAATCATAGTTTTCTCTTAAAGACAGTATTCCTATTTTATTATCACAAGCTAAGTTAAATACATCTACAGGTTTATCTTCTCTATCTAAGAGTTCTTTATCTTCTAAGGCATTAAGGTAGAATACACTTCTTAAACTATCTGAGTCAAAATTGATATCTGTAGCATCTTCAAATACAGTTCTATTATCTCTAGTTTTAATGTGTAAAGAAAAACCATCATCATCTCTCATTCCTCTTTTATGCTTTCCACTTACATAACCAGAGCCATCAGCTACATCATTTATCTTAGTTCTGCTATAGATAGCTTCTTCTTTTGTAAACTTACCTTGTTGAATAATTTTATAAAAAGAAGAGTATTCTTCTCCCTTAAATTTATGTTCCGGAGAAATAAATCCTACAAAGTCTTTTTTAATTTTAGTGTTAAATTGAGATGAGAACTCAAATTGAGGAAACAATAATCCTTGAGAAACAAAATGTTTTTCTTGGATAGTAGGAGTCAATACAGCACTACCTACAACAGTTCTATCTGATTCTTTTCTTTCATTTCTAACTATGTAATATCCAGTGATTTCTTTACCATCTACTTCAGCAGGTTCTGGTAACACTATGTTAGAAAATTTAACTCCAAGAATAGTACTTACATAACTATCTTGAGAAGTGTTAATTACTCCTTCTAAAACAGTTATAGTATAAGTTAAATCTGTAAGAGTTGAGACTACAGTGTAAACATCCATACCTGAAGAAGACACAGAAGTAGGACCAGTTAAAGCTGTAGTAGCTGTGGTGCCATCTGCTAGAGTTTCTACTATTTCTAATACTTCTACTACATCAGCAAAAATATTAGAAGAATTAAAATCAAAGATTAAATCTGCAGTAGTGTCTTCATCAGGCCCTACTACATAATCTTCTAAAGATAAGGGCTCTGTAAAAGTATCTTCTACAGTATCCTCTGTATATTTTATTTGTACAGTTAAAGGGTATCTAAGATCTCCTTCACTATATTCAGCACAAGTTGTATCTGTTTCATCTTCACAAACTACAGGTACTGATATACCAGTAGCAGTAGCTTTAATACTGATAAGTTTGTTTAACTCAGTTAGATTTTCTGAAGTTTGCTTTTCTACAAAAGGAATACCTATATCAGTTCTTAAAGGGAATCTATGATGTCTTACAGGAGTATTAGTTAAAAGATTACCATTGCAATCTTTACCCCAATAATTATCTACTCCACAACTTTCATCTTCTATATATTGAGTATCTTGACAAGCATTTTCTATAATAGCCATAGGATAAACATTCTCAGCAGGAGAGTATACCATTTCAGCATCTCCACTTTTTCCTGGAATATGATATGCAGGGCTAACTGTGTTATCTTTAAAAATATAAACAATACCAAAAGAATAGATTTCTCCTGGTTGATATCCTACACCATTAAAATGAACTGAAGGATTCTTAGAGTTAATGTCATCTAAAGAGTTTAAAGAAACTTGTCTTACAACAACATCAGCACTAATTTTAGAAGCATATTTTTGAAGTTTACAAAAGTTAATTTGAGGACCTTCTACATCTCCTAAGATTAATCTGTTTTCAATCTGTTCTATGCTTTGAGCTTTTTCAATAATGTTATTGAAAATAGTTAATTCTTCTTGGCTAATCTCAGATTCAAAATTAGTACCTGTATAATAAAAGGTACTATTTTGAGTAGAGATTTCTTGAGTTAATTTAGTAGCAGAAATTAATCCTCCTCCTGCATTAGCTTCAGTAATAGCAATTTGATAGAAAGGATAATTAGTATCCAAAGTATTTGGATCTAATACAATCTTGATAGCTTTGTTACTATTAGGATAATTTAGGTAACTATCATTGACTTCTTTAGTGGCCCCTTCAACATCAGGGTAATCTAAAGTGGATGCAGAATTGTATATCATAATAGTTTCTGTACTACTTATGAATTCTGTTGGATTAAAATCCTCATCTAAATATCTGATAGAAAAATTATAAGAACCTGGAGGCAAACTACCTCCATTATCTAACACTAGTATTTGCTCAAAGTGTGGAATCTTTTTGTAACTCTTAAAAAGATTAAATCTATCTACATCCCAAGCTCCTAAGTCTGTTTTAAAATCCTCAGGTTTATCCAATATAAAAAGCCTAGGTTTAGGGTCAACCCAGTACACAGTTCTTTCACAACCTCTTCTTAATCTAAAAGTGGCATCTATTTGTTGGTCTAATCTAAACCCTAATTTATCTACTTGTTGAGAGTCATCTACATGCACTATTAAGTTACACTCTTTATCTAACTCACAGATAATAGAATTACCTGAAGTATGTCCTAAAAATAAAAGAAAATTATCTTCTCCAATATAAACTTTACCTAAAGGAATATACGGAGTACCTGAAAAATTATTAGGATATTTAGGCAAAGTATAACAAGCCTCATTAGATTCTTCAGTAGAAATAGTACCTAAATCTCCTTCTTTAGTTTCATCTACTCCTGTCATTACAAATCTCGTAGTGCCTGGTGGTTGATTTACTAAAGAAGAATCTGTATTTAGTCCTCCTCCTATTTGAACATTACCTAAACTTTGGTCTATATTTGGTTCTTGATCATTTTCTTTCTTAGCCATAATTATAACATAAAGGATGAATTACCTGATGTGTATCTGTATTTGTTTGTAAAATTAGGATCATTAAATATCCTATTCTCAGCTCTACCTAATTTACCAAAGAAACCATAATATCTTTTTTGATTAGGAATCAAGTAATTAGATTGTTCCATAAGATTCTGATATTCATCAGTACCCCAAGGCATCTTAGCTTTGTTCTTAAATTGTTTGACATATTTTAGCCATCTTGCTTCAGCTACTTGGGCTAATTGCATAGCACCTTCTCTGTGGTTCCAAGCTTCTCTTTCTTTTACTTTCCAACCTAAGTAGTAAGTAATAGCTGCCTTAGCTGATTCATCATCAGGAACCATAGGGTAACCTGTTTCAGGGTCTACTTTACTTCTTAAATAAGCTAGAGCTACAAACCCATCTTTAAAACTAAATCTAAGTTGGTCTTGTACTACAGTGTATTCTTCATGTACTACAGTATTTGTACTATATAAACCTTCAGTATCTGGAGTTTGACAAACTAGAGAATTAAAGAAAGTGTGGTTAGCTAACCTTACCGGGGTAAATTTAGATTGATGTAGTTTAGAATGAACCCAACCTAAGTACTCATATTGTAAATCAAAGTAAGGTCTATAGTAAGCCAATTCCTGATCTGCTATGGGGTCTCCATGACAATCCACAGCCACCAAACTAGAATCATAACCTCCACAAGTATCACACTCTGTAGTACTAGGAGTAACCAACTCTTCTAATAAAACTTCTGGAGTGCAATTAGTTTCTTCTGATGCAGTCCAAGCATTATTTTTAGCCACTTGAATTATGTGTTGTAATCCATTAGGTAAAGCTGCTTGATAGTTTTTTACTTCTAAAAAAGCAATAGCTTCTTCAGAATTAGAAGTCATCTTCATGTGCCCTAAAGCTTCTCCTATCCATTCAATAGCCTCATCTTCATTAAGCTCATTGCCTCTGAAGTCTCTTAGATACTTAGATAGGATTGTATCTACTGTTACATATTGAAATCTTTGTTGCATCTTAGTTTAATTTAATAGTTGTATTGCCCCTATAATAAGTCCTCCAAATATACTTAAAAATATATCTTTTTTTGAGTATTGAGCTTTATAATTTTTTACTTGTTCTATTTCCCATACATGGCCCACTATGGCACATAGCCAACATCCTACCAATAGTCCTAATACATTATTCAAAACTAAGTTAGGAATTAATGCAATTAGAAAACCTCCTACAATATGCAAAAGGTTTCTATGTTTCCAACTCTTAGTTAACTCAATTAAATATTTCATTATAAGAATTTATGATTTGGGCTATTTGGAAAAATTTCTTTATCTCCAAAGTTTATTTCTATTGCACTAAGAATATCATAGTGATAACCTTCAATAGATTCTATTTCTCCTATTTCTACAACACATAAAGAACCCTCATTTAAAATGTAAGTTTCTTCTTCAATTACATAAACTTGCTTTAATACTAAATCTTCTAAAGCTTGTTCTTTTGTTGTATATTTTAATTTATACTCATACATAATTACAAAGTTGTTAAGGCTAAACATTCAGCATCACTCAATTGAGTATTAAATAAAGCCATTGATTTTATATTAATAAATGGAGTTTCTGATACAGAGGGAGAAGTTCTTGTTCCAATATAAGTTAAAGGTAAAGTACCTATAAAAGCACTAGCTGTTACAACCTTCACTCCATTTTCAAAAACATCAAAACTTCCAACAACACCAATACTATATTTAATTACAAGTTTTACTTCATTAGCAGAAGTTGTATATATATTTTGAGTTATAACTCCTCCTATAGATTTAGTAATTTCTGACCTTCTTAAAGTTCCAGATGTTGACCTTCTTATTGCAATACCATTAAAATTTACTGTAGCAGTATCAGATATTCCTAAACCTCTATCTATAGGTGTTGCCGCTTCTCTAGTTATTGGAATATTATCTACTATATGAATAAACCAAGTTCCTCCTGTTGCAGAAACTATATTGTTTGCCACTAAATTTGAAAGAGCTAATCCTTCATTTGCTCTTGTAACTGCTGTTCCATAAGTAGGAATATAAGAAGTTGCGTTAAAAACACTTGTAGTTGTAAGTCCTGCTCCTGGCCATTGTTCAAATTGCCAACCCCATAAAAATAAACCATCAGTACCATTTCCTGCAAAAGCTATATTTCCTGAATTATCTGTTAGTAAAGTATCAGCAACAGAACCCGCTGTTCCTGTAACAGAACATCTATACCATCCATTTGGATAAGCAGTTATTCTACCTATACCTGTACTAATGTTGGTAAAAGTTCCATTGTCTAAATCAAATAAAGCTCCAATTGCTGCTGCTGCACTTACCCCTAATCTAAATTTTGTTAATTCTCCTTTTTTTGCAAAAACTGAAACAGTAACTGTTGAAGCTGTTGCATTATATCCATAAGTGTTTAATCTAATTCTATGATTACCATTAACAACACTTGGTATAACTTTGTCTGCTGTTGTATTACCATCAGGAGCTACAATTTGATTAACAGAAATACTGACCTCTGAAGGTGTATATACACTTGCTTGAGTCATATCTTCACTGAATGTAATCAGGTTAGTTCTTGAAGGTTCTATTTCTATTAGAGGACAAGTTCCTAAAGTATAATCTAATCTAGGTATATTAGTTCTATCACTTGTTCTTACATAAGGTTTAATATAACCTTTGTCAAATTGAGCTCCCCAAACATAAACACTATCATTTAAATTTGCAGCAAACATATTAAGTAAGAAGGGATTAACTGCTACTGAAGTATTAGCTGTTAAATATAATCTTATCCAACCACTACCTACATTTTCAGCTCCGTAAGCTAAGATAGTACCCTGAACATCAGAAAAAGCACCTGTAGTAAAATTGTAGTTAAATTGTGTACCAGAAACAAGTCTTATACCAACTAAATCTCCTACATTTTTTTTAACATATAAACTTATTGTTACAATTCCTAAATAAAAAGTTGTTGAAGTTCTGCTTATATTTGAAGTTTGATTGATGTTAGCTGTTTTAGTAAATAAATCTGCTGTTAAAGTTCCATCAGGTGCTGTAGTTACATTGGGAGTAAGTGTTCCAGCAGATTTAAACCAATAGCCATTAGAAAATTCCTCACTAAATTGAAATAAGTTATAAGGAACATCTTCTACTAATCCATTTGGCATAGTTTCAGTAGCACTCCCTGCTCTTGAAAATGTAAAATCTCCATTTCCATTAGAGGGAATAATGCTGTATAACTTAGCCATTTTAATAGCATTAGGAGCTACTAACAAAGAAGCTTGTTGTAATACAGCTAAACTATTTAATGAAGTTAAGGAAGATTTTAAACAAGACTCTGCTTCAAAAGTTCCTCCATCTGAAGTAACTCTTGTTTTAAATTGTTTTATAAGTCTTACAACATAAGAAATAGAGGGAAGTTTAAATAGACCTATACTCATTAGTTAAAGATATTAAAGGTTACTGTGAAAGTACTTGTAGGAATATTTGCTGCAAAGATTTTTACACTTCCTGTAGAACTTTCAGTTCTAGGATAGATTTCAGCATTTTGAACAATATTGTAAGCACTATTATCAGGCACTATATAAACTATAGAAGTAGCCGTAATATTAGAGTTAGTCAATACTTTTTCATATAAACCTGAAACTAAAGTCCAACCTGAAGTAGTAACAGAAACCCCTTGTACTACAATAGGGCTGTCTGCTTTATCTTCTAAAGTAGTTTCTATAATCTCAACTCTTTCTATTAGTTTAAAGAGTTTATTACAACAGGCTCTAAAGGTGTTCTCTAGTTGCTTTAATCTTTCTTGTATTGACTTTGACATAATTAATCTAATTTATCAGCTAAGGATTTTTCCTTTGGCAAGTTAATTTTTACAGGATTTTCTTTTTGATACCATTCTTTAGAAAAGTAATCATATTTAGTTTCAGTACTTCCTTGAGGAGTCCATTGAATATCATAAGATTTTCTAATGATAAAACCATTCTCAATTTCTCTTACAGAGATATCTGAACTTTTTTTTACTATTGTTGCTCCTTCAGGTAAATTAAATTCTTTCTTACCTTCTACTCTAGCATTCATTAATTCTGACATATTTTTAAGTTTTAATTAAATACTCTTTCTTTTGTTTAATACTCTTGTGAATATTTCTCTTATTATTCCTTGTGAGAATAAAATTGTAATACAGTTTGTTTTCAATAGGCACTCTATTCTTAGACCAAACCACTTTATAAACTATACCATCTGTTTCTTCATTTAAGCAATACACTATCTTCTTAGTTTGTTTTGCTTCAGGATTACTATCCCATAATTTTTTAGTAGCTGCCCAATTAGGAGGTAACATAGGTATTCCTTTTTTATTAAAAGCTAACTTCTTTTTAGTACCTTGAATAAACATAGTTCCCATTCTAGCTGGCAAAGTTATCTCTTCTCCTTCTATTACTTTATTCATCAAGAACTCCATGTACTCATTAGAAAGAGATATAAACTCTTTTATTTCTACAGGCTTTTCAGATTCTTCTTTGTATCTTTTAAAAGCACTTCTAATATTTAAGGTTGTCTTTATCATTATCTTCCTTCAGGTCTTTGAATATCTCTTGAATTATTTTGAATATCTTCACTTCTTTGACCAAATACTCCAATAATTTCTTGTACACAAATATCAATTAAAGGTTCTATTAAGTCTCCATCAATATCAAATTCATGGTCATAAGCTGGAATACAATCTGTACAATCTTGGCAATCATCACATAAAGAAGGGTAATGCTTAGCTTCTAAAGGATCTTCAGCTAATAGTTTTATCTTAACTACACCTGGAGATTTTTTTAATGGAAAATAGAAATACCCATTTTCAAAAAGGTATTTAGGTTTAGTTCCAGTATACTTGTTTCCTTTTAAGTAAAGAACCCCTTGTCTTGATACCTCTTCTATTCTTTGACCATTCTCTACAGTCATTACATATTCTACATAATGTCTATTAGAATCTGTCAATACTCTTGGAACTTTAAACTTAGTTCTATAAACATCACAGCCTAAGTCTCCAAGGCAGGAACATTCATGGTTAGGTACTTTAATAAGTTCTACACAAGGTAAAACAGAATAGTTCCAATCACTTACTCTTTGTTTCTTTTTTAATTGTTGAGAAATAAGTTGCATTCTCACAGTAAGAATCTTGTTATAGACATGTCTGTCTGATAACCTAGACTCATCACTAGATACCCCTTTAGAATAAAGAGATTGGATTCTTTCTATGACTTCTTTTATATACATCTTATACTATTTCAAAAATAATGTTGTGTTCTTTTTTTACTATTTCTATAAGACCAGAATAAGTCTGCACTTCTTCTGCTGTCAAATCTTTAAGAACTTCTTTAGGAAATTCTCCTTCTTTAACAAAATCAGTACTTTTCTTAACTGTCCAATTTGTGTATTGCTTTACTAATTTAGAAGCCACAGTTAATTTACCTTCAGGTACTACTACTAAGTTTAAAGTTATACTTACTACATCTTCTGCTAAAGTAGTTTCCACTTTAACTGCAGGTTTAGTAGTTAGTTGTTTACTTTCTTTTTTAAAAAAAGTGTTAAAAGAAATATCTCCTAATGTCTTTTTTAATCTTTTAAGTTGACCTGTATTCATGTCTTAATTTTTTAAAGTTTGTTTTAATATGTCAGTAACATCCTCAGTATTAAATAACTGATAGTTGCCATCTAAACCTAACCATATAATAACTCTCTTACTTACTTTAACTCCTACTTGTTCAAGTAGTAATTGATAGTAAGATAACTGAATTACATAATGATTTAAAGGATGGTCTAAGAAAGTTTCAAAAGGGGCCAACATAGTCTTACCTTGATAATTCTTAAACAAGTCTTTATTAGTCTTGTAATCAGCAATTATATATGATTGAGTTTTAGTATCAAAAAGAATGATATCTGCTGTACCTGCAAATAAGTGTTGAAAGTGGTACATTCTAAGCTCTGCAGCTACTGGTAAAATGTGTTCTGGAACATCTTGCCAGAACTTTACAATAGCTTCTTCTTGAGGACAAGAAGGTCTTAAGTTTCTGTTGAACTGATAGATTTCTCCAAAGTTGTGTACTCTGTGTCCTCTATCTCTAGACTCTTGGTTAATCTGAGCCCATTGAGCTAGCATTTCTTCTGTACTTATCCCTGCTTTCTTAGCAGAGAAAGGGGCAACTTGCTGAGCATCAAAGTGCTCATAAAAATTAGAAATCAGTCCTGAAACTGAAGTCTTTAAAGGTTCCCCTTTTACATAGTACTTATGTTTAGCCTCTTCAAACTCAAGACTATTAAAAGGTTCTTTTATTTTACTTAGTAATTCCATACTACAAATGTATAAAATTAATTTGTAAAATGATGAGAGTTAAATAGTTTGTTTTATTTTTTAGTCTCAGAAATCATCTTCTTTACTCCTCTTAC